CCGCCAAGCAATCGTCACTCGCGCCTCACGATAGTAAGGCGCGGTTGCTGAATGTTTCGAATCGCAGGGATTCATGGCGAAGCCATGTACACCGCACCTGATTCCGCAGGCTGAGCAGTTCTTCGAGATTGAGACTGCCAATGTCGGGGGTCGAGGGGCCCTCCCCTCGCGTTCTCTTGGGGGTCCAAGGGGGCCATTCTCTCACGTGAGAGAATGGCCCCCTTATTCCGTGCAGCGCCAAAGGCGCTGCTTTTTCCCGGAGACCTTTTTAAGCGTTTCGGAAAAACGCTTCCAACTTCTCCGTGCTGTCATCTCCGAGAAACGCATCAAGCGCCGCATCCATCGCGCTGCGGCCAAAGTCGCTGTAAATGCCCACATGCTCGACGCCCTCGTAGAAGCGGACATTTCTTGCGCTGTGGCTGGGCGCGGCGTCGTAGGCTGCACCCAGTGCTTTGGCGGTTTTCAGCTCGTCGTTCGCGCCGCCTAAATCGCGGCAGTCGTACAAGAGCCGCGCGAGCGCCGCGTGCGAGGCCGCGCTGATCTTGTCGAGCTCGCTGACCGTGCCTTTTTTTCTGAGGCCTGAGAGCACCGAATGCTTCCACTGCAAAATGTCGATGGCCGACTTCATGTCCTTTCGTGCTTCGAACACATTGGCAAAGCCGTCGCACACACGCACGAGCGACGTCACCGCGCGCAGCAGCGCCATTGAAAGATAGGGTACGCCCTCCTCGCGCCGCTCCTTGACGAGCGCGAGCAGACAGCCGATCTGGTCGTCGAGCAGCCCGCAGGCGTTGTTCTCCTTGAAGAGCGCGAGCGCGCGTTCCCAGTCCTCCATATCGAGCAGCACGTTCGCCATGTCGAGTCGAAGCGACATTTCGCTCACCTGCGGGTCGCTGTTCTGCGGCAGCAGACGGATAGCGTGCGTCAGTAAATCGAGCGCGCGGCACTGCAAGGCCTTGTCTTTCCGCGTGCCGCCCGCCATCTCGAAGAGCTTGGCACACTCGTAGACGACGGTAAAGGTGTTCGGAAACTTTTGCAGCGCCTTTTCCGCCTCGGCAAGGCCCTCGTCATATCTGTCCTCGCGGCGCAGGACCTTCAGCCGCTCGCTGATGCTCTTTCGGTCGTTCGAGCGCAGCCGATAGCCCAAAAGCGCGTCGACCGACAGGTCGAAAAAGTCCGCGAGCTCCATCAGCATCGGGATCTCCGGAAGGCTCTGCCCCCATTCACATACTTAAAGATATTGGTCTTTCAGTCGATCTTTCCTACAAACTTATAGAAAATCTCGACCTCTTGCTCTCGACTTCCATCTTCGTGTTTAACTGCCTCGTGGACTGTGATTTTTTCCACAAGAGCATTGAGTAAAATTGAGTCTAATTTCGTTGGAGATGCGTACTGCTTAATCAGTTTCACCCAAGTTTCAATATTGCTATATCGCTCAGAATTTTCACTGATTTGCCCATTAAGTAGGTCTATCTTACCGTCCAAAGCATTTTGCTCTTCCTGATATTTTGCAGACAGCATAATGAAGTTTCGCTCTGTAATTCTTTCAGCAATTCGATCTTCATATAGCTTGGCGAAAAGGTTGTCCAATTCCTTTTGCCGTTTTTCAGCTCTCTTCAAATCGTCAGCGATCTTTTTTCGCTCGGCATTCTGCTTTGCATTGCCAGTTTGAAGAAGCCTTTCTAAAAGAGCATCCTCGTCTTGTACGGCTTGTGCCGCCCAATACTGAATTCTTGATAGCACATAGGCATACAGTACATCGTATCGGATATAGTGCGCAGAACAATGAATTCCTACTTGCCCATACTTGCTGCATGTGTAGTGGCTGTATGGGTTTTTGTTTTGTCTGTTCGTACCGAAACGCATTGACCATCCGCAATCGGCACATTTGACAAGTCCGGAGAAGATCTGCGTTGTATGATCTTTCTGCATCCGACGTCTGGTGGCAATTTGCGCCTGAACAGAATCAAACATCTCCTTTGGAATCAATCCCTCGTGAGTGTTTTCTATTCTCCACCATTCATCTTCTGGCTTGCGAATGCGTTTCTTGTTCTTGAAAGATATGTTCGTCTGTTTGTAGTGAACTGTATTCCCAATGTAGGTTTCATCTTTCAAGATGTACTTAACTTGTGCAACCGTCCATGCGTACCGTTTTTCTTCTGAGGCATTTTGATATACATGAGCGAATGTCCCGAATCTCTGGTAGTTAATCCAGGACGGCGTAGGAACTTTCTCTGCAATTAGAGTCCTTGTAATTTTAGCAGCTCCAGCACCGTGATAAGCCAAATCAAAGATTTTCTCAGGTATCCACCTTGTTTCTTCATCTGGCACAATACGGTTTTTAATCTCTGGATGCCGCTTATATCCGATTTTAACATATGCGCAAATACGATCTCCAGCAGCAAACTTTGCTTTGAAAGCGGCTTTGACTTTACGGCTTGTATCCTTTGCAAACCATTCATTGAATAGGTTCTTGAACGGAACGAAGTCAGACAAACCCTTTTCCGTATCTTCATTTTCTGTGACGGCAATATAACGGATTCGCTTTTCTGGAAAGTAGAATTCCAGATAATAGTCCATCATGATATGCTCACGACCAAGGCGGGAGAGATCCTTGGTAATAATGCAATTCACCTTTCCGGACTCGACATCTTCCATCATGCGTTGGAATGCTGGGCGATCAAAGTTCGTACCACTCCAACCATCATCAATGTACTCGTCAACTATAATGAAGTGCTGCTCATTAGCAAATTGTGTGATGATTTTGCGCTGGGTTTCAATACTAACGCTTTCTCCGTAATCCTCATCGTCTCGGCTCAATCGCATATAGAGCGCGACGCGATAAATCAGTTGTTTCACCGTTGTTTAGCAACCTCCTTTAGTAGTGAAACAACTCGCACTTATGATAAGCTTACCGCGTAATTATATCACAAGTACGAGCTGTTGTCACCGGTATTAAGCCGCATTTGCGGCGTATTGTACGGCATTTTCTACGAGATCTTTGATATGTTTACCCTTGCTATTAAAATGCTCTGTTACACGGATTTTCGTATTGCCAACTACGAAAAACTGCGTACCATTTTCATCCGTAATATACTTAGGCTTTTCTTCTTTAGGCTGCTTGTTCATCTGGGTAATCTCCATCAAAGATTTGAATATCAATTGGTGTTTGAAGCATGGGGTAAACGATGCAGTCTCGAACCTCGTTCCAATCTTCAGCCCATGTGAGTTCTTCTTGCACAGCGATAATATGCGCTCGATGTCCACGGTGTCGATCTGAGATTTTGGCACATCGGATACCTTTCACATATATTTTTTTACCACTGAATGTGAAGCCGTTGCGAGTTTCTTCAAAAATCATCAATGGCATATTCCTAAACATTTCGAGGTAGTTTTTGACTGCAGAAATGCTCTTATAGAAAATAAGAATTTTGAACATCAATTCACGCTCCAAATGCTGTTTAACTAATTCCTTACAAGTTTTCATCGTCCTCTTCGGACTTGTCTGCATAGAATAGTTTACTGTTTCCATCTTCGTTGATTGCTAAGGCGCATAGTTTTCCGCCATAAACACATGCTGAGTCGATGCAAATATCGCCAGTTGCTACGGTGTAGGCAGCACCAGTTCTACTTGGTGTATGCCCGAAAATTACTTGCTTTTCCCGTGGCCTGTGGTCGTTATGTCGAATCCAGTCTCGTCCCCAAATCAAATCATGTGCTGTATTATCTTTGAGTAATGGTTTTGACAAACCGGCATGACAGAATATAATTTCTGGTGTGTCATACACAAGTGGAAGAGTCTTAAACCAACCAATATCCGACTCGATATCTACGCCATTTCTGTCGTAGCTACACACAGTCGAGTATCCGCCGTTGTAAAACCAAAGCGAATTATCTCCGCTTGCAAATGCGTCAATTGCCATTTGTTCATGATTACCACGAAGGCAAACGCAACGGTCTTTTCCTACCTGTTGCTGGAGCTTGCGAAGAAATGCCACAGTTTCACAGCTATTTGCTCCGCGATCTATGTAGTCACCGACAAACACTAATGTATCTGTCTGACTGCTATAATCCACACTTTTCAGAAGCTCTTTCAGTGTGTGGAGACATCCGTGAATGTCTCCGATGGCAATTAGCCTATCCATTTCGGATTCCTTTCAGCAATACGGACGGCTTTGTGTTAAAAATCTCTTTTGTGACGATATGGTGTTCATTGAGCAATTTGCAATATAAGCTTGCTGCGCTACTGCCAGATACGATAGTAAGCTCATTTACAAGCGGGGTAATCAGCCCAATCCCATTACTAATAGGGATTTCAGATACAAACACCTTGTCTACAATATCATTTGGCAAGCCCTGAATCGTACAGCACCCATTGTCCGTAATGATCGTACATCCTTGCCAGTCTGGAATAAGTAATACCTTCATTTATTTGTCTCCTTGAAATGCTGCGAACGGAAGAGCTTTTTCAAAATAGAAAAATTCCGTGTGGCTTCCTACATCAAACTTTGTCATTTGCTTTCCTTTGCATTCCTCATGCCATATCCTCGTGTAATAAATTTTGAAGTTTCGTTCATCACAAAACTCATTGATTTTTGCAACTATCTGTTTGGCAATCTCTTTATCTGGCTTTCTGCCGTCAATATTGGCGATAGGACGGAATTTAGCTCTGCTATTGCGAAAGTATAGTTTCATACTTCACCATCCTTTGCCGAAAGCCTGTAAATAGTAACATCCATATCCCAAAAGTATGTGTTGAGCATATTTTCAACGATATTCCAGTCACCATTTGCTAACCCGCAACCAAATCCATATGGGAATGCAAGCGATTTGTTATGATACTTACTGCGGATCTCATCAAATGCTTTTGTGAGAGCAACATAATCCGTGTACTTGCGGTACTTGTCTCTGCCATAATCAAGCTGCCCAAAGATATTCAGAACAGTCTTATTCGGCTCAACTTCTACAGAAAGAACATGACCAAGAAGTTCATTTTGATTTTCAAATCTTCTGCAATATCGGATGTATGTCTTCTTGATGATAGGCCAACGAGTACAAAGCGTTTTGGCTACACCGGCTCCCATTACACCCCGACAATTTACCTGATGGCAGATAATATCTTCCGTTGCATCAAGAATGTCTCCAATAACTGTTTTAATCATTGACACGCTCCTTCTGGTATTCCGGAGGAAGCATAACAACTACCTTGTCATTCCACGAATAGTAGCTTTTAGCGTATTTTGCGTTCCACTGCTTAACAAATTCTCTTAGTTCTTTAGCGGCGACATCATCAAAATAAAAGTCTTCCACATCCGAATCTTCTTCTGCTTGCTGCAGCATTTGATTTGCGTCGATCTCCATGCTTTCCATTGTTGTTCCATATACATACTTTGGAATATCCTCATAGTCACAATCAATGCTGTCTAATAGAGATTCGATATCGTCATAGAATTCTTCTCCGTAATAGAGCATGTTGCCTGGGAACTCTTCATAATACTCTGCCAGAGTCATTTTTCTTGCTTTTTCAAAGCGTTCATGCTCTGCGCAAGAATCGCAAATCAACATATACTGCGGTGTTTCTTTTCCGCATACTCTACAATGATATTGCTTACAACATATATTCGCAGCGTACTCAGATGTATAAAGCTTTTTGCATTTTTCACATCTGTATAAGTCCATATTTTCTTTGATAGCCATTATGTTCCATCCTTTTTAGATTTGAATATAACCACCATGCTTGGGAATGGGGCGGAGTTCTTTCCATCTCCGAATTTTAATCGTCCACGAATAAAACGAATTTCAACATTCGGTTTTTGATAGATATAATCGTGGAAATAACTCGTATCGGTTCGCGCTGGAATCAGCATTACAACCGTTGTATTGGGTTTTAACGATTCTTCCGAGCATTTCTTTACCCAATCCTTAATCGCTCTTCCGTATGGTGGGTTACAGAAGACCGTTTGCCCCCCCCAGCACTGTGCAAGACCATTTTCGCGCTCTGTGTAATATGTAGCGCATTTATGGTTTTCACTGTCTGCGCACGGATCAAGGGTAAAGTGAAACTCGGAGTTGAGTTTGTCAAAGAAGTCTTGCGGCGTTGCCCAATTCATAGACTTCGATGAGAACATTACTCCTGTGTTCATATTTCACCTCATCACTTCTTTTTGTTATGTTCGAGTTCTTCTAATACTTTGTAAAACTCGCTGCCAAGAATAGGCTCGCAATCCTGCGGATCTTCAAAATCTTGATTGTAGTTTAAGGACATGTATAGCTTTCCATCGTGTTCAAATAAACGAGAACTTCCTTTGCCCCAAATCCCAAAATAGAATCCTGGCTGCGGACGGGACTTTACTTTCAGATTATTCTTTTTCAATAAAGCGATCCATTCCTTATAAACCCTACTATTCTGTTTGAAGAACATCAGACCTGTCGCGCCGTCAGCATATTTTTTGAATTGATTTGCAAATTTCTCCTTGTCCTTTGCTGTCGGTACAATTGACACCGTATCATTACTGGCATAATAGAGATTGGATTCGATCTCCATATCATGAGAGAACTGATTGAACAGCTTGTTTACGATCTGCGCGTTTTCTAAATAATCGAACACCTGCTTGTAAAACCCACATTCAGGCTTTATTACATAGAATCTCTCCATATTGTTTAACTTGCTCCTTTTAGAATTTCATCAAGAGTCCGTGGAGTATAGTCCATATACGGCATCATTGCACCCACATTGAACATTTGGCACTGCTTTCCGTATAGCTCCTGCATCAGATATTTGTCATGCTCCATCATCTGATACTCAAACGAATTATGTACATGCCCATACAGATGATACCAGCCGTAATAATGATTTTTGAAACACGGAATGGGATAATGGCAAAGTACGATGTTTCTAAAATTATCATTTACTTCAAGGTACTCTGTAATTTTCGCAAACTCTTTTACGAACTTACCATCATTAGATCTATCATGATTTCCTTTGATAAGAAATTTCTGTCCGTTCAAGGCTTGCAGAATTGGTACGGCCTGAGAGGAAATACACCAAAACATATCACCAAGCACATAAACCGTATCACCAGGATTGACTGTAGCATTCCAACGCTTAACAAGCTCTTCATTCATTTCTTCTACTGTCTTAAACGGGCGATTATCAAACGCAAGAATGTTTGCATGTGCATAATGCCAGTCTGCGATATACAGCTTTCTGGTTTCAGACATGTGTTGTGGCTCTCCTTTCGCCAAATTCGCAAGAATCATCTGGACGCACAATTCCTAAATGGCATTTTGTACATTCTCCATAACAATCGGAAAACATAAGGTGCTGGCAATCCTTGCAATGAACAGGTTCGTTTGTGCTGTTAGTTTGTGTGCGCTTTTTGTTATCCATTGTACAAACCTCTCTTATGCGAATGGATCGTATTCATGTGGATCTGCTGCATTTGCCCACTCAACCCACTCTGTAACTTTTTTGCGTAGCTCGTCATCAAGTAGAAATGGCTCTCGTACTAAAACCACCTTGCTATTTTTCTTCATGATGTTTGCATTGTCTACGATTTCTTCATAGTCAACCGGATATGCAAGCATTTTGGAATACACACGATCTCCGCGACTTGAAATTCTGCGAGTAAATGACGCTTCTTTGAATCGGAATCGCTCTTTGTACTGAGGATTAAGCTGAAGGTCAATCTCTTGAATATATCCAATTTTCATTGCCATATTAGTTACCACTTTCTTTTTCGCCATAAGCACAGAAGAACTCTGCATCATTCGGGCATTTCGTTTTTAACAGCCAACAATAAATGTAATTTTCACCCTCGTCATGGTGTTTACAATGCTGACATCTTACAACCGGCTCTGCGTCTATGACTGGCTGTTCGGCTACAATTTTTCTCGCAGCATCCATACCACTCATAATCCCCATGCCGTACAAATCATCTGTGACTATGCTTGTTGTCTGAAGCTTTTCTAAGAGGGAATCACGCGCTATATAATTATTAGCCATCCTCGCACACCTCTAACACATTGCCAAATAAAGTTTGCCTAATCACATCAACACCATTCTGAAAACAATCGCACTGGTGGCAAAGTGTTCCATCGTATTTCTGTACACAATCACTGCAAAAACCATATTTTACAACGATGTTGAATGCTTCTTGTAATTTCTTTCGAGACTCTTTTGATGGCAAAATAATGATGCGATTTTCTTCGTCTGCTTCTGCAAGATGCCGCAGCCGATCAGACAGTCCACATTGTAAACTCTGTCCAACTCCACGCTATTTAGCCGACCTTTTCTGCCTGTCCAAACTCAATTACATGGGGCGTATTCGTAGATCCAAAACCACCATTTCTGATTCCGCTTGCTGCATCATCATATGTAATGCCATAAGGGAGAAAAATTGCCTGCGCGAATTTATCACCCGCATTTACTACAAGCGACTTTCCATCACGGCTGTCATTTGTAATTTTCACGAAAATGTGTCCCTCGTTATCTGAGTGGTAATAATCGCTATCGACTACACCAACAGTATTATCAAGCTGCATTCGATACTTAAAACCAAGACTGCTACGAGGAACAATAGCAAGCCACCAGCCCTCTCGGATATTAACACGGATGCCAGTTGGGACTTTGATTGACTCGCCAGCGGCAAGTTCAAATGAAATCGGACTGACAAAATCATATCCTGCTGATCCAGAGGTTGCACGAACGGGGAGTGACACATCATCAATGTTTGCTGTAAAAATATTTCCAAAGGTATTAAGCATAGCTTCTGCGAACTGCTGCTTGCTTACCTTTTCAAACTTTGCAATTCTGTTCAACTGCGACTACCTCGCTTTTCCATAGAATAATCTCTCCAGACGAGAGCGATTTGGGAATGTCAATGATTCGTTGGTTTGAGCTTCCTTTATAGCAAAGCGTCATATCTCTCTGCTCAAGGATGAACTCTCCATCAACAAGCACATCACACAATGATAAAAGACTTAGCATTTCACTGTCTTCCAGTATTTTTTCGTAACTAAATCCTGAGTAAATCCACACGGAGATATATTTTATATCTTCTTTCAAAGCTGTCACAAACGGCACAAGCTCACTTGCAGAATACATAGGATCTCCGCCGCTTAATGTTAATCCGGAAATAAAAGGCGTTTTCTTGATGTACTCTATAACCTCACGCTGTAGCTCTTCTGTGAAAGGTCTACCAGCCGTGAAAGAGTGGGACGTTGGATTGTGGCATCCCTTGCAGTTGTGCAAACAACCGCTGACATACACCACAACCCGAACACCATCACCATCCGCTATGGATTCAAAGTTAATGCCAGACACATTCACTCAGCATCATCCTTCATTTGATTGAAGTCTGTATAGTTGCTGTGCTTAACTCGATCAAGGCATTCTTTGATCTTTCCAGCATTGAAATTACGGTAATCCGTTGTAAGATATCCGGTAACTCGACGAAGACGCTGAATTTCCGTATTGCCACACTTAGGACAGTTATATCCGATCTCGCCCTGATACCCACACTTTAGGCATGAGTCAATCGGGAAATTGAATGCAAGATACGGAATGTCAAGCGACATAGCGTAGTCAATGATATCCTCAACAGCTTTCTCGTTCTTCATAATCGAACTTTCCAGTTCGATATAGGTAATGCAGCCGCCAGTTGGATACTTGCAGAACGGAGCTTCCAATTCAAGCTTTCTGTAAATAGATACCTTTTGCCAAACAGGAACATGGTGAGAATTGGTGATATACTCACGATCTGTCACTTTCGGAATTACACCAAACTCTTTTTTCAAAGCAGTTGCATAAGTACGGCACAGATTTTCTGCCGGCGTAGCATAACACGAGAAATTTAACCCATGCTTATCGCTTGCCTCTACGCAAAAATCATAAATGTGCTTCACAACACTCAATGCAAACTTCCAGACCTCATCATCTTCGGAATGGTCTTTTCCAAAAAGCGCCTGACACATCTCTGCAATACCGATATAGCCAACGGCGAGAGTTCCATGCTTCATTGCTTCATAAATGCCTTTATAAGAAGCCTTATCATAATCTGCAATCGTTCCATTGCCGTACATAAACTTCGCAGAGGCAACAGACTGTTTGCACACATGATAGAATCGGTCTACAAGAGACATTTCTGTAAGATGCAGCACCTCATCAAGCTCTTCCCAGAATCCGTCTAAATCAGCGGCATCACGCTCACCAAGACAAATACCGTGTTTGATACCAAGCTTCGGAAGATTGATTGTAGTCGGACAAACATTTCCGCGCCCAAGCTTAGAATATCCAAGTCCATTTCTGTCGTATCCCATCATCGTTCTGCAGCCCATCGTTGCCATCTCCGTATCTGGATTGCCAGGCTCTTCGATGTTCCCAGAGAAATTGCAGTTGACAATATTGGGATAAATTCTTCTGCTCAGTGACTTAATAGCAAGCTTTTTGATATCATAGTTCGGATCGCCATTGTGAGCATTTACGCCGTTCTTATATTTGAAGATGCTGATTGGGAAGATTGGCGTGAGATGATATTTTCCAATACCATCAAGACTTGCAGCCATAAGCCACTTTGAAACAAGCTTGCCCTCCGTCGATGTGTCCGTGCCAAAATTGATGGATGTAAACGGAATCTGAGATCCAGCGCGGCTTTCCAGCGTGTTCAGATTGTGATACAGACTTTGCGCAGACTGCTTGCCCTCACACATCAAGTCAAAATACGCTTGATTATACATAATAGGATCAAGGTGCGCTTTGTTGTCGATGTAAATATCGCTTTCAGACAAACCGACACGCTCTAAAATTACAGGCTTAATCTTCTTAATAAAATCGTCAAGCTCTTCATCTGTCATAATAGAGAAGTCAGTTTCTACAAATTCTTCGCTTGTTTTTACAAGAGCCATGACATACTTTTTGACAAAACTCTTTTTTACAAACGGGGCAAGGTCATAGTCGATATGGCAAGATGCAACTCCGCCAAACTGAACCTGACTCTGAATCTGAAAAATAACGGCGATAAGCTGGCAAGCCGTAGAAAAGCTGTTCGCTGGACGAACATCGCCGTTTCTTGTTGCAAACCCGTTATGAAGCAGCCGCCCAAGATCTGCAAATAGGCAGTTATGGTCTCCGATATCATACTCTGACAGATCGTGCAGATAGATTCTTGACTCTCTATGAGCCTGTGCAACCTCAGGTCGTACAAACACATTCATTGCAATATTCTTGTGGAGTACATTTGCGCTCTCAAACTTTCTGCCACCGAACGAATGCTCATCAACATTTGCATTCTGGTTTTGGACATTGTTGCATAAGAGAATATCTTCAATCTGCTTATTCAGTTCGTTGTTCTTCTGTCGCTCCTGATTGCGCTTCTCACGATACTTGATGTAAGCTTTCGCGGTTTTCTTGCAGCGACTTCCCATCAAGCCGTCTTCAACCATGTCCTGAATCTGCTCAACATCCACAACACCAGAGAGGTTAGAATTTGAGATTTTGCTTGTAACACGCAAAGCTACATCGCCATCAACTTCATCAACAGATACCATCGCTTTTGTAATTGCATTGGCAATTTTACTTGCATCAAACGGTTCAACACGACCGTCTCTTTTCCGAATTTCTGTAATCATTCTTCGCCTCCTGCGATCTCACAAATAGCACGGTAAATCTCGTTCCAATCGTGGACACGAATCATGCCATTTTCTTCTGCGTTATAGCTTCTGTTGTGCGGCTGGTCAAAAAGAAGCTTTTTGTATTTTGCGTTTTCAAGATTGTGTACGCCGTCATCAATCAAGACATCGCCGTTAATAAGTTTCTTATCATGCGCAATAATGACATCTTTCCAACATAGGTATGGATAATGCTTAAATAGCCATGTCATCTTTGGCGGGACAGTATTGTAGTAAGACGAAGTTACAACCCGAACCAAATGCCCATCGTCAATCAACCGGCAAACAACATCCTGCGCAAATGGCATAGGAGAAAGATTTCCCCAGAATGCAGGATCGTTCAAAGGCGCAAACAGCTCTTCCTTTGTAAGAGATGGGAAAAATTCACCAATCAGCCAGTTTGTAATATCTTCTGGCTGAACAGTTGTTCCGTGCTTTCGGTTCAGCTCAGCAACCCAACATTCAACAAGGTTTTCTAACACATCGTCCATATCAATAAGAATTGTCAAACGCTTAATGTTGTTCACCTCCAAGCCAATTTGATAATTTGTGTTTTAGATCTGAAATTGTCCCGTCATTGCAAATCACATAATCTGCATGGTAACTATCAAGTGCCGTTTCTGACGGATGCTGCTGTTGCTCTGCCGTAAGCGGACTATCAAAATTTGGTCGCACAATTCGTAGGTGTGTTACATCAAAGCCGGCGCTTTTCATAGCTTCAATTTCGTTTGGAAAACGACAATCTGGAATTAAGATATAGTCCCATTCGTCTGGGAACAAATCGAGTACATTGACAAGGAAGCTCACCCAGAAATCCGGACGCTTCTGACGAACCACATCTGTCCCCACATACTGTAAAAGCTTGCGACCAGCATCATCTTTCTTTCCGTCCCAATCAAAGAAGTTACGGCAGATATACTTCAGCAAATCGGCATAGTGCGTTACAAGTACGCTTTGGCATTGATTAACTAATTCCTCACGAAGTAAATTTGCAGATGTATCTTTTCCGTGCTGCGCTTTACCAGAAATACAAATCACCTTCATTCGCGCACCCCCACATACTTGTGATAGTGAGGAAGCTCTGCATCAAACCGATCAAGCAGCATGGATGCCACCTCACGCATTTGCGGATGCGCTGCCGGCGAGAGTCGCAAGGCGAAGAAGTGTTTCCATTCGGCAAGGTTCATCGTAATGCAAATTTCTGTTTTCGTAGAGTTATTTAGCACGGAACGAGCGATTTGCGGTGTTGCTCCAAGTTCAAGCATTCTGAAATAGTGACGCTCTGCATCCTCACAGGCCAACACCCACTCATCATAAATTGCGGACTTTTCATTAGCAGACATACTTTTGGTCTTGCTATCGAGTTCCATGCCACCCAGAAGATCAATATAGGAAATTGCACCATCAAATTTGTCCTTAGAGTAATTGCAGTATCGCGTACTTTCTTGCGCAAAACTCGCTGGGCGATGGCGGACTTCCTCATGAGACACACCACGGTCGTTTGTAAGACGAGCTGTGATATCAACATGCGTCAGCAATTCAACATCGCCATGCAAGTTTGCTACACTCAACGGTGTAAACACATAATCCTCATCTACCTCTGTTGAGAACAATGCGTTTTGATATTCTGGAAAAAACAAAGGATAAGCATACACAAATGACTTCATATATCCTGGAATGCAATATCCTAACTCTGTTGCCCATTTCAAAAGCTCTCTCCACGCTCTCACATTTCCAGAAACAATTGGGCGTTTATCATATGTAATACGAAGAAAACTGTTGAACCCCTCATCGGACAAGTTTTTAATTAAAAACTCAAGACTATCTAAACTTATATCGTTCAGTTCATAGATGAAAGAATAGTGTTCAATAACAGCTTCATGTCCACGCTTAATAATTCCGGAAACGAAATTGATACATGAATCATCGGTAATATTGTTTTCGCTCTTATAGCATGTTCTTCCGACTGACTCTAAATGCTTTAGCGCAAAAAGATCATCGTTATACGGGACAAGCATAAGCTCAGCATTTGGTTTTACAATCTTCAAGTCTCATTCCTCCGATTGTTTAACTATTTCCTAAGTAGCAAAAATAAGTGGTTGTGCCAAGAATCTCATCATAGTATTCGTAGTAAACGCCATCGCCTTGCTTAAAATTTGCTTGGAACACAACATTTTCTGGCAAAACGCTACCATTTGTCAGAAGCTTCTTGGCATTTTCAATCGTGCGTTCATCTGGCGTGTTGTTAATAGCACCAGTCCAAGTTGGTGAGTATTGACCTTCTTGGTAAATCACATCATATAATGTCTCACCTGGGAAAGCACCGCTCTTCATTCTGTTGAGTGGTACGCTGCCGACATATAGCTGAACCTCATCCGGAACCCATTCGCTTCCCATCTCTGCCGTTATCAATCTCGCAAGTAAATCAAGATCTTCCTCTGAATATGGCGGCTCTGGTTCGGCTACTGGTTCTGGCTCACTTACAACCGGATTTACAAATTCAACATCGACATAATCAATGCTCTCGGTCTCAACATCAAGCTCCGTCGTATCGCTTGCAACGATTTCTTTCGACGGAATTACGCATGATGTAGTTACTGGATAACTGTACGGATCATAAAGCTCACATGCTTTTGCATCCTGAGAATAACTTATTACTTCTGTTACAATAGCAGCCACAATAATGCAGACTACAAGCGCAACAACCATCGATGCGCGATTTTTTTTGCGTTTTGCTAAGTGTTTACCACACATGTTCGTTACGTCCTTTCTTGTTTAGGCAATTAGTTCGTAATCGAGCAAATACCAATACCCACTCTTGTTTTTTTCTAACTCTTTTGCCTGAATAATATCGAATCTCTTAATAGGATTCTTTTTATATCGGTAGCTACGAATAGTAAGTCGTGCAGCTTTACCACTACCGATTGATCTTGTTTGAACTGCGTATCCCCAGATGTTATTATCCTTTTTACTTACAAGAGGAAATACATCCGTAATTAGAAGCTTGCGGCGATCCTCTGGTTTCTTTGTTGTCAGATCAATATACCCCATAAGCTCAAGCTGTGTCTGAATTTTATTCTTCAAATCAACATCGGGAAGATTAAGTGATTTCACAGCTTTCTCACAGGCCACAAGTAAACCACCGATATCTGTAATTACAAACGACTTACCAGATGTTCCGTCTTTGTTTTTATCTGTACCATACTGAGAAACCAGTTCAATCATCTCATCGCTCAGCTTATCTTTCTGGACTCGTTTTGCCGTACCATTTTTGAAGAACGAAAAGAAACTTACGATTCTACTCAGCTCTGGGATATTACCAAAGTCTCTAAAGTAGTCAATCTTGATAAGGATATCTCTTTGCCTTGTATCCAACGAGCTTTCCACCGCCATTAGACACAACAACTCCATGAAAGTATTTGGCTTATGCTTTTGAGAAATTTCGTACAGCTCATTCGCCACAGCACTGTTCATGTATTTAATAGACTCAATGCCCTTAGCAATTACCTGAGACTTCTTATCAAACAGATACTTGTCTTTTGACAAACCAAATCTCGGAGGAACAATCTGAATTCCGTACAGTTCAGCAAGCGCACTTCCGTTTTTAATATCATCCTCGTTATTTGCATTGTTCAAATATGCGGTGATGAATTCAAACGGATAATAATAACGGAGATAAGCACACAAATAGCCAATCATACAATATCCAATCGAATGATTATATCCAAACATATAGCTGGATGCGTCTTCGATGATCTGCAAGAATTCTTTTGCTTCCTGCTCTGCGATGTTACGCGGCTGCGTTGACTTTTCACAATATCCCTCAAGAATTTGAGGAAGTGCTTTTTTCAAACGCTCTTCATCCTTACGACCAATGGCGCGGCGCGTGTTATCTGCATCAGAACCAGAAAAGCCGCAAATCTGTTGCAAGAACTTAATAACGTCCTCCTGATAAATCAGATATCCGTTATTGTCTTTCAGAAGATCGTCGATAATTGCTGACGGGTTCTTGTGGGGCTTATGCTGCATCAAATCATCACGATAGGAAGCACCAGACGGTCTTAATGCTGCAGTAATCAGTGACATATCAAAGATACTATGAGGGACATACTGTCTCAGCATGGAATGTGCAAAATCTCCTTCAAACTGGAACACCCCAACAGGTGAACGAAGCATATCTTTCCATACGGCTTCGTCAGACCAGTTAATTTCATGTGACTTTGGATAGGGAATTCCAATTAAGTCATACGCATCCTTGATAATCTCAATATTTTTCAAACCAAGAATATCGTATTTAACAAGGCTCACTTCATGTACACATTCCATATCAATCTGGAGTAACACATGACCATCTGCATCTTCAAATGTGCCGTAATGATCTGCCAGAGTGATAGGACTTGCTACAATACCCGCTGGGTGCATCGACTGAGAAATTGCAGTATCGAGAAGACCATCATAGTAATAAAACACATCGGAATACTTTTTTCTTGCTGCTTCCGGATCGGCTTCAAACTCTTGCTTGATAACGCTATTGATTTTTCCAGTCCACGGATTCTTTTCAAAAATCCGTTCATTTTCTGCCTTTAGCCGGTCGTACTCCTTGGTGTAATACTTGATTAGCTCTGATCTCGGCGTATTACTTAATCTGCTTTGGAAAATAAGTTGATTTCCATTCTCCTTATCAAAGTAATACGTCGCATTGCCATCTCTTGCATCACCAAATACAATTTCGACATTTAGATCTTTCAGCGATTTAAGTACAGCTTTCAGGTCTCTCAAATCGTGCTGATGCTCTTTGTTCCACCTGACACCAAGCGCACGGCAGATCTCATCAATGCAACCCTTGGACTTAATCGTGCCAACAGCAAGAATAAACGCGGTTTTATCCTGTCCAAAACGATTGATAATGTACTCATATACTCGGTCTCGGTCAGACGGAGAAACATCAATATCAATATCACCGATTTCCTTGCGATCTTCATTACAGAAACGAGAGAATACCGTATGCCATGTCTCCGGATTTAAGTCGGTAATATCTGTAACATAGGCCACACGAGATCCGCCACATGAGCCACGATTGAACCCAACAGGAATACCGTTTGACTTGCACCATGTAACAAGCTCCGACATGAACAGCATAAATCCAGACATGTCGATTTTGTCAAATACTCGGCATTCTTCAGCGATAGCCGATTTGAAGTTCGGAAGCTGTTCTTTTGAAATAGCGCCAGATAAAAGCTTGGCTTCAAGACCGCTCTTGATTCGCTCTACAAACACTTCCTTGTCTCTGCTGCCATAAAGCTTTGGATACTTAAAAGATAAATCCAGATCAAAGCTTTCGACAGAATCAGCCATACGATTTGTGTTTTCGATTGCCTCAAGATATAGGCTTTCTGGAAGAGCGTTTTGTTTTCTGAACATCTCAACCAGCTCATCATAGCTCTTATAAGTCAGGTCAAAACTGTCTTCGTCGCTATATTCGATATGCTTTGCGGCAAGAAGAATGCTTCTACACTCCGCTTTGTATTTATCAATACTGTGCGTATCTGTGCCGGCAATCAGCGGCTTGCCAAGTTCTCTTGATAGCTGAGCAAGATGTAAATTGAAATCCTTTTGTTCTTGGAAATCATGTGGCTGGATCTCAAAATAATCATAATGCCGTGCAAGCTCCATATACCGTTTATGAGAGAACGGAAGCTTATTCAGCGGAGAAGCAAGACAAGCGCTGATTTTGATGATGTTTTTTGAAGTACCAAGAAATTCATCAAATGAAATTCGCGGCTTATAGTAGGTGTGAGAATCTGTCGTTGAAATGCTCACAAGCTTATTCAATTCAAGAACGCCCGCATAGTTTTTTGCAATCAGAATTGTATGGTAGTTGTCACGAACCTTTGATCCCGTTTCAGGATTTGGCTCGTGCGTCTCCGTAAGATAGCATTCAATGCCATGCAGATACTTGATCCCTTTGGCATCGCAATACATCTTTTTCTCTACCCACTGATAGATGTTGCCATGCTCTGTGAAAGCAAGAGCTTTCTGTCCAAGCTCAACAGCCTTATCGACATATAGCTTGTAATTAGTGCAGCTATCCAACAGCGATAATTCAGTATGCACATGATATGCGGTATAATTTTTATCTGAAATCGCTCACACCTCCTAACTAACCGAACCAAACACCTCTTCTTCCTCATCAATCATTTGAGGCGGAGGATATGGCAAAGATCCTGTGTGCGTTTTTGTGTCCCATGAATACTTTCTATCAAGATCTTCTTCATTTAAGAAAAATCGTCTGGATGGAGTATCATAAAACACTCCAACGCTACGACCTTCGTAACCAAGCATTCGATCTTTAAGAATGTCAATAAGGACATCATCTTTAATCGGCGGTACTTTCCAACCACTGCCATTTAGCTTTGGCTCACCCTTTTTATCTTTTTCCTGTACGCGATACAGACTAATGATTCGGTGAGCAAGATCAATGATTGCGGAAATACCTTGGACATCCATCTTTGTAAGACGGCGCATGGTGTCAATCTTATGAGGATGAACAACCAACACAATAGCAACATTGAACTTCTTCGCAAATGCAATAAGCTCCATAACAAATTCACTTTGTTTGTTATATTTGTTATCATCGCTGCATTCCAAGTTGATTGCGGTCAGGTTATCCAAAATTACAAGCTTTACACCATACTTGCGAACTGCATCTTCAATCGTTGTCATCAATGCAGTTTTTGTATTTGGCTGACCATCTTCGTAGATGTGCAGCCGACCACGATAAAAGCTATCAATGGAGCGTTTTGCTTCTGGACGAACCTTATAATAAACGGCTTCTCCTGAATGCTTTTCGTCGATATATCGTTGACCTGCAATCACGGAATTAAGCCAATTCTTAGTTTGAAAATTAGGAAGCTCACCAGAGAACAAAAAGACATTTTTCTCTTCTTCTAACGACTGAATGATAAGCTGATTGATGAACGAGCTTTTACCAGCACCGTTAATACCAGTGATGATATTCAACGTGCCGAGGAAAATCTTCATCAAATACCGATCAAGCGTCTTAATCCCTGTGCGAATACCATCAATCTGGTCAATATCAATATCCTGAATATCAGAGAAATCAATTACGCCAGGAACAGGGCTATCCTTGGCATTTAAGATTAAATCAAGCACTCGCTCCTTACCAAAATAATAAAGAGCTTCGTTCAGATCGTTTACGGGAAATTTTCGACCGTCATCGGTTTCAAAAATCTGAGGTACTTCAACAACCCGTGTCCTCCAGCTTCCAAGCCGATACACAACCTCTTTCTGCATCTTATAGCCGGCCTCGTCATTGTCGGAGCAGATAATAATGTTATCAAACTGCTCCAGCCAATCCCAATTTTCTTCAATCCAGTGAAAGTTTGTGCTTCCAAGCGGAACAGAAACGGCATTACTAAATCCAGCTTCAATAGCAGATAAGCAATCAGGTTCTCCTTCGCAGATCAGCAGCGGAGAGTTGACATTTACACGGTTCATATTGAACAGCAGATTGCAAGTATCAGCACCTTTTTGACACCAACATTTATTTTCGCCTTTACGCACCTTGCGAGAGGGGCGATACTTGACCATCGTCAGAACATCGTTGGTGTCGTAATAGTTCCAAACGATATTTCCTTCTTCATCCTGTCGCACATCTGCATAGTCTAACGTACTCGGACTAATACAGCGCTTTTTGAAGTATCCATAGATTTTCGACTTATCTCCAATCGGTACTTCTTTCGGATACTTGTATTGATGCTTGGTGTGGACTCCAAGCTCACCAAAGCTGTATCTGATGCCAGCCAGTTCAAACAGCTTTTGGCAAGCCTGAAGGTAAGTCATACCCTTGTAAATAAACACATCAAGGATATCGTAATTTCTTGCACACGCACCAAAGCAATGGAATGAAAAGGTTTTTCGGTTATATATGAACGATGCGTGATCCTCTTGGTGAAATGGGCAGCAGCACCGTAAATTCTGCTCATCGAAATCTTGAATATCCAATTCCTGAGCGATAATCCTTGCATTTTCATCGCCAAGTTTTTCTTTCGCTTCAAGAATTACATCACGATCAATTTGCAGCGCGAATCACCCCTATCAAATCAATCCTTTATATTCGCAATGGTCACAAACATCACATAGATAATTACACCTCCAATAATCTGGTTTTGCGTTCCACTTATCGTTGGTGGCAATAGAATCTATTGTTTTACTCGCCCAATCTTCAACTGTATAAAGCCTTTTTAACTCGAACGGCTCTTGAATCATGGTTTGAGAACGGAAACAATTAAACTCTAAGGTATCTGGATAGCGACCATATTTTTCTTTGATTGCTGCGGAATAAACATATAGCTGGCGTAGATATTCGTCCAATTCCGCATCGTGCTTTGTTGGCTTTGAACGCTTTGAGCGAGGTTTCAAAGTTCTTGACTTATGATCTGTCACAATCAGCTTTCCGTTTTCGCTAATGAGATCAACGAATCCGGTAAATGTTCTGCCAGCAAACATAAAATCAACTTTTTCTTCGACACCAACAATGGTTCTCGACGGAAATGAAAAGTCATCAAGATAATGAAAGCCTTGCTGAAAATAGTTCATATAGATCTTGGAGTTTGGGGCTTTTGAAAAAACATTTTCCTTGAAGTGGGCTACATAGTAAGTAGACAATCGCTCTTTTTCCAGCAGCCCACTCAAGTACATCTGCAAAATCATGTGCATGTAGCTTCCGAATTCTGCAAAAAAGCCACTTTTCTTTTTCAGGGAACGCCCATTTTCATCCCGATACAAATAGGAAAGAAACCATTTATACGGACAATCATCAAATGATGCTACTCTTGAATAACTCCAAGTCATATCTTCGATGATTAAATCGTATCGAATAGCGCATCACCGCATTTATCGAAACGACTTAAAACGGGAGATCCCCGTCTTCATCAGACTCTTCTTCGGTCAGAGCAGACGGTTTTGCTTTCTGCTTTTTTCCGCCCTTTGGAATCTTCTTTTCCTTAGGGGCTTCTGCAGCATCAGATCCGCTACCGTCAGGCATCTCAAAATCGAACAGCGTATAGTTTACAAACTCGCGGCCTGCGTCCTTATCATAGCGATTAGAGACATCGCAAGCACCAAGTTTGATTCTGCACCGACCATCTTCATCCAAAGAGCGCTCAATGAGACCTAACTTTTTGTTTGCCTCACCAATCAGGCTGACGAATCCGTTAAAGTCTGTTACATATTCATCAGTCTTCTTATCTTTACGGCTTGTAGACACCCTTACCTTAGAGAAACTATCTCCCTGATTTGTAATTTCCCAAACCGTAGCAAATGCACCTTCACGAAATCCCATTACGCATTACCCTCTTTCTTTGCTACTGACTTTTTCTTTGCCCCAATTGGAAATTGCTTTTGAAGCTCTTCAAGAAGCTCTCCTGCAACCGTAGGATCTGTGAGGTAGTTCATATAGTCGGCAGTTGGCTTATTGCCATCTTTGACATACTTTTTAACGACCTCAATAAGCGCCTTTCTCGCACTGGCTTCATTTTCGTTTGCATTCAGATATGCTTTGACATGATCATCAATCTTTGTGATGATTGGACGAACAATAGCCATTTCAGCTTCCTGCTCCGCTTCTTCCTTCTTGCTCCGCCAATTATCTGGATCATCGTCCGGTGTTGCGATTTGGAAGAATTTCAGCATAAAATAACGATTTGCATATGTCAGACCACTACCAAAAGCTTGGCTTGCGTCGCCTTGCTGTCCAACCAACGCCCACGGAACAACGAGAGTATCATTTACATCATCGCAATTCACCCATGTAAAGGTAAGTTCCGCATGAACAAGAGTTTCGTTGATTTCCTCTTTGAGCTGATCGCCAGACTTTGTATTCTTCGTCTTTGTGTAACTGACAGGCGTTACAGAAAGTGTGCCAGGAACAATACTCGGCTGCAACGACACACCATATTTCTTCATACCAGCAGCAACACGCGCCAGAATCTCATCTTCCGTAACATACTTGTAGTTAAATCCAGATTTATTCTTGCGAAGAACCTCCACCATTTCTCGGATCTTTGCAAGTTTCTGTACCAGATTCAAATTTGCTTCATCAGGCATTACGATCCTCCATAAGATAACTTGCGGTCATATCTGCAAGATGGAGTAACACCGCAAGCGGGCAAAGCTCATAAGCTTTGCTGATACTTCCATCTCCGCCTTTAACAGCGGAATCAAATCCGCCCATATGGAAGCGAATCGCATAAATTTCATCGTCCGTGAGAGCCATATGTCGAAGCAAAATAATCACAGACTTTTCGCCATGACCGACAGGGAACTGGTCATCATGCTTATAAATTGCTTCCTTGTGCCATTGGCCTGTCTGCTCATCCTTAACATTCTTGCTTCCTACGACATATAGGTTTGCTTTACAGATGTCGTGAAATAGTGCGGAAATTGCAAGCGTTTCATCGGACACTTCAATATCGGCGTGTTGCTTAACAAGTTCCTTTAAGGCTTTGTAAACATTCAAAGAATGTTCTAACAAACCATATTTGTAATTGCCGTGGAATCTTGTACTTGCTGGGGCATAATAGAAGTCGCTTTCTTCTACCCAGCCTAATAGTTCTTCAATTCCGCCTCGACAAATATCTTTCTTACAAATCGAAAGAAATTCATCTTTCAATGATTGTCCCAGCTTATCGCTAATCAAATTAAAACCTCCGTTTATGCAGCTAAATCATCCTCAATGTTCCGAATAGAATAACACTCTTCGCAATAGCGTTTTCCATCTTGAACCACAACATAATCAGCGGTAATAAATTCACCGCAGCAGTCACAGCGATGTGCCTCTACAAACGCTCCACCGCAATGAGGACAGACTGTAAAATGCTCATATGGTGGAGTGTCGAGTCCGTGCGTTTCGATGTAATGCTTTGGCTCTTGAAACACACAACCACACTCCACACATACGAAATATGGATTACTCCTTGGGCTTAAATCCAATAGCGACACCAACGCTGTCATCTCCAGCAAAATCACGCAGCATCTTATCCAAAGAGATGGGAGCATCGGGATTCTTGCTCTCACAGCTATCGGTATGCTTTTCCTTTTTCTTCTTCAGATAAGGACGGTATGCGTTCTTGAACTGTGCCTTAAACGCATTTCGAGTACCGAAGATCTTGCGCATACAGGCCATTGCAAAACCGAATTCCTCAGAGAACTCGTCGTTATCACAACGCACAACCGTCTTAGTACCGTCTCTCCAATACACAATCGTAGCAGGAGGATTAAAGATGATCTGTGCCGGCTGGTGAACCGCCGTCATAGCAGTAGGACGATTCGCGGGAACACTCGCAGCGCTGACAGAACGCAACACATCATCCAAAATGCTACCAACGATGTTCTGATTCGGATACGGATAAGAAACCATTCGCTTTTCCATAAACTGAACTCCTTTAATAAATTATTTTGCTAATTCCTTTGAAAGAACCAAACGGATGGCTACATGCCATTCCGATATTGTTTAGCCATTTCCTCTATATAATAACACGCTTGACTCTATCTGTCAAGTGGATTTGTGGGAATAACCCGCTTTTTCTATAAGGCAGATACCAGTATTCTGCGCTGTAATTGTCGGGCAGATTGTTCCGCCTTCTTGCACACGACCACGCCTTGTTTTTGAGTTTGGATAGGAGAGATCAACAGCCCCCCCCACAACGCATTCAATAAAACCTTGCTTTGTGGCTTGCTTAATTCTGACTTTTTCAATCATATATGTCCTCACAGAGCATCACACTTTGTACCATCCGGTCTTTGCTCCGCCCCCCCCGCCTCGGCTTTCAAGGCACGGGCAATAGCAGCGCCATCATATACACGATTTGCGTCTCCATTATAATCGTTGATATATCCAACCTGTGTAAGCTCGGCGGAAGAACCATGCTGAATATTCTCACTCTTCTTTTCATCGAGTCTTGTTAGAGCTTTTTCAAATGCACCAATACCACTAAAGAATGATCCAACGGACATATCGTCAAACAAATATGGCATAGCGTCATATAGATTTTCCATGATATGCTGAAGAACATCTACGACAATACTATTGCCTGCCTGCTTGTAAAGCTGCGAACTGGAACGATCATTACCATTATAGATATTATCGTTCATAGCATCGCGTGCTTTCTCAAAATCCTCATCATCAAAACCCATTAAACGCCAGCACTCTTTGGGTGTAAGTTTCCTTACCCGAAAACCTGGGCGCATTGCGATAGGTGTTTGGCCGCCGCCCATACCAGCGGCACTATTTACACATGGGCAAATACCATCGTCTCTCGGAGTCTGGTGCTTTTGCAAGCCGCCAAGCATTGTGATTCTATCCTCTGGTGTAGGACTTACTTCAATCAACTTAGTCCCATTGCCAGGCGCGTCATTCTTGAAATTTGGCATAACTGTTCCTATGCAAGTCTGATCTGACTTGATCCTCCTATTGTAATCATCATAGATAATTGTCTGGTGTAAGAACGCAGGTGATTTAATACGAATTTTTACGCCCTCTCCTTTATTCGTCGTTAATGTCGGAGAAACACCATCTGCATCATAAACTGTACCATTCATTCCATGTCCAGACGGATTTACATTTCCAACATTGATTGGCATACTATTATCTTTCACATCTTCACTCCGTTCAGTGGAGAAACGGATATCAATACAGCATTCCACTATGATATTGTCTTTCTGTACAGAGGTAAGTGTATTCGTGCATTTATCTGGCCTAAGCTCTAATCGTTGCACAATACTACCATTGTCAGAATAACGACCACGAATTGCCGCAGGGATCAAAACGCTACTCTTCATCAGCACTACTTTCTAACTCAATATGTTCGTTACGGACGATTATAAACGGCTGAAGATTACCCCCCCCATACAGGTGAGGGATGGTGCAATTCCTGACGGATCGTATACTCGACCTCTTTGCGGATTCTCGCGTTTTGCACCTTGCGTCCAGTTCCCAACTTGAATAATTTTATCAGTCAATTTCCATTACTCCTGTCATTTGCTGATTGCCAAAACCCTTATAGTCTCTCGCAAGAAGAGTTAAGGCAATATCGCTATATCCATCAAACTTATTGCCTTTGTTACTCAATCGAACTCCGTGCATTTTCTGTAACCAAGTCCCATTGGTGTTGTCTGTCGGCTGAGTTTCTTCCTCCAACTCGGATTGTTTTACTGATCCGCTGCGGGGGGGGGTGATCATTGCAGCCACTTTCTCATCACTGAGATAGTATTTTTCATCGACGTCGGTTTCTAACATATCGGCAAGCGTATGTTTGAGCTGAATAGGCTCTGGAAATTTGAACTTTCCATTATCCAAGTCTTTACGAATGATGACACAATAGACACGCTCTCTATTCTGAGGAATTCCATAATTCTTTGCATTTAATACCTGCCAGTAAACATTGTAGCCATAGTCCTCAAGCTCTTTAACAAATAGATCAAATGTTGGTCTAAAGCGAGCGCCTACAATGTTCTTGACATTTTCATAGATAGCAAAACGAGGCTTTTTCTCCCGAAGAAAGCGTAACCATTCAACCAAAAGAGACGAGCGTGTTTTCTCAATCTTAGTTGAACCGCAATTCGGGCATTTATCTCGTTCTGTGTAATGGGCTTCAAGAGGGTTATATGTATGACCGCAGTTTTTACATGTCCATGCAGCCCCCCCCTGTTTCCCTGCGATAGAGAAGTCCTGACACGGAGATCCGCCAAACATGGTGTTGAAATTAGGTACAGACTTCTCATCTGCCTTTGTAATATCACCAATATTTAGCTCCGGAGCTGTGTCATGAACCGCACAATAGCTTTCTGCTGCGTACTTATCGAACTCGCAGAAAAGGGAAGTAGTATATTTCATTGAAAACTCCTATTATTTGTCGATTTCTTCAAATACAATGGTTTTTGGAAGCATTTTGCTACAAATGTACACGCTACTAAATGGAGGATTAAGTGACGGTCTTTGCTCTGCATAGTCCTTAAAGTATGAAACGCGCTTGTTCAAATACATAATTTCAAATTCATGTGACTTGAAAAGATTAAACCGACGCTGGCTTTCAAATAATCCAACAACACCAACAAGCATTGCAAATGGTTTGCCGATTTCAAACAGGCGATCAATAACATCACCTTTAAGGGAATATGGAGGATTGCTAATGATGTAGTCACAGTTTGGAGTCTCCATTGTAAAAAAGTCCTGCCCGTTACAAATATGTGTCGCCAGAACTGTATACCCAGCAGCCCTAAAATGCTTCACAAATAAACTGTCTTCCGTATCAAACGGACACCAAATTACGGCGGGGGGGGTGCAAGATACTTTGCAATAGGCGTAATTGCGTACTCTGGCGTATAGAATTCGTCATTTCCACTACCAGCAACTTTATCCATTTTCATAAAATCACCTCTGAATTGTTTAACTAATTTCTTTTCAAAATAATTGACAGCCTTGCTCCTTGAATTCATTTACCTTTTCGTCCCATTGAGATTTGCTCCAACCAAATTCTTTCATAAGGCATTTCTTGCACAAAAAGCGAGTTATATTTCTTCCAAACATTTTCATATTCATAGCAAGAGCATTCCTATCTTTGATCCGAAGAGGTTGGCGGCGCTTGTTAATACATCCGTTTGCGCAATAGCGATTAAAATACTTTCTTGCAATTGATATGTCCAGCCCAGAATACTGAGAAAATTCAGAAACAACTTCCTCAGTCGGACAATCACGATATACACCGCCAGTCCACGCTTTTGTCACATACTCATCGACGGTGCAATTCATAATGAGCCACTTATTATTGTTGATAAAGTCATTCCGTAAGATATTTCTCCACCGGTCAAACAGATATGGATACCAATATTTATCAAGAACCCATGTGTACTTCGTATAATTTGGGCAAGCAATACCACATCCAACACGATCATATCCGTATCTATACTTGTCGTTGATTTCGATATCTTCCGACAAAATATAAAGCCAGACATCAAACTCAGACCATTGACGAATTGGAAGAAGAGCAATCCAATCGCGTTCGCCCCACTTTTCGTTTTTCCAGATATCCTTATAGCCAGACCGTCGAACTGATTCTTGATTCCGCATTCCAAACAAGAAAATCAGAGACTCGTCATTAGGAAAATAATCAATCGTAGGGCTTTCCTTAAAGTAATTACAGCAGAAACGATTCAATCTACTTGGAATCATTTGATTGCCCCCCCCCATCATAGCGTTGGATGTACTTATAAAATCCGCCATACTCCGGATTGGGCAGGATATGTTTGAATCCGTTCCGTTTTGCCATACGATTACTTTCTGCAACATCCAAGGTTGTAACATTGAAATATGTTTCAAAATTTAATCCTGCTTTTTTCGCAAGATATGTAACAACCATGCTGTCTTTGCCAGTAGAATTTGTATTGACTATTTTCCGCTCTGTCCCAATTCCATACTGACGAAGAAGGTCAATGCTATCACGCTCAATACTTTCAAGATGCGGTCTGAAACGCGCAATAGTTTCGTCCCAAGATTCAAATTGCAGACCATCAACATTTTGTTTGTGTTTTGTAAGAGCGACGGTAAGATCGTCAGAAACAACGATTTTATACAGCGAGACTAACCGCTGCCCCCCCCCTCGTAAACGCTTTTACAATGTTGTGATCCAACCAATATGTCCTTTCTTGAAACCAAGATATATCACACCCATTATCATGTAAGAAACGAGCGTATTCTTTGAAAATTGGTTGCATTACAAAAACTCACTTTCTATTCACACGGAATACCAATGTACTCTAATACTGTTCGCATACCTAAGCCATGTTCGCTCCAAGGCTTCATACAATATTCCCATAGCTTAGGATGCGTTTCCTTTAATCGCTGAAAACGGTTCGGAGACTTCTCCAGATGAGCGCCAAATGCACAAAAGACACAACCAGTCCTTCTTTCACCTGTCGTTGTCCACCCCCCCCACAAGGTACAATCTCGCCATAAACGGAGGCGTAGGGAATATTGTAGGTGTGCAAATATTCAAGAACATCATTTTCTGTCCAGAAAGACATCGGCTGAGAAGTCGGAGATTTCTTACTAAAAGCATTGCAGCCTTGTCTCATCCATGTAGACCTACGAGATCGGCTCTCGTCTGCCATAGTTGCAATAATGGGAACACGACCAGTTTCTTTGAAATACTTCTTCAGCGGCTTCTTCTTCATAATATTGCAACAGCGAGAAGAGACCTTGAACGGAGCATCCAGAAGATAGCACCACTTTTCACAATTAAACTCCGATGGAGTACCATTGCTACGGATAATTTCTCCGTGAAGCTCTTTCCAGCGATAAGAACCTGGCTTACTGCCATATTCTACGGTATCAGCAACTCTCTTTGAGACAACTGGATATCCGTATGTTTCAATGACCTTTCTGAAATTCATCTCAGGTCGCAGAATCACAACATTATCATGCTGCTTAACAAATTCTCGGATTTCTGGAAACTCCAAACCTGTGTCACAAAATACAGCCGGCACATCTGGATAAATACGGCGAACGATATCAAGCAAAACCGTACTATCCTTGCCGCCAGAAAATGCGACATAAACGCTTCCGCCGAAATACTCATACCACTCAATAATACGAGTCGTAGTCACTTGAATTTTTCTCTGCAAATCCCATGACTGCATTACATCTAAATCTTCTTTACTGTAAATACCAAACACCTACTTTGTATTGTTTATCAAGTTCCTTTTGCTTCAATATCAGCGGCATGAAGCTTCATCACATCCGAATAAAGCTTATTGCCAACAAGCTTTTTGAAACGCTTCTGCGCTCTACCAGAATGGGGATCGCGTTCAAGCTCAAAGGGACGCATATGCCACTGGATGATATTTGCGATATACAGCCGATTCAAACTCGGATTTGAGTAGAACAGACTATCATAGGCGGAAACATGCTGATGTTCATAATAATGAGCAATCTCTGTTGTTTCGCCTTTGCTATTCACAAAACTTTTTGTAAAAGGCTTACCGATATCATGGAGAAGCGCTGCTTCCTGAAGTTCTGCGCTCCCATCAGAGATAAGCCCATATGTAGCAATACAATGATGTCCAACTGTAAAAGTATGATGCGGATTGTCCTGTTCAAAACTGTTTAACCCACCATCACGATTAAACAAATCACTTACACTATACGGCTCAAAATTGTCGGGATAAACAAGCTCGATTGCGTCCCACCCCTCATACCAATACGGAAGCCAGAAATTCTTATACATACGCACAAGAACCTCGTGAGGAACAACACGCTCACGATGTTTGCTACGCTCTTCGCATTCGTGAAATGGTGTCGCCATTACGATACAAACTTTCTGACACTTTACCTTCGACAAGCGATTCAGCATATCAATACGCCGCTTGTAATTGATATTTGTCGCATCAAAGATTACATTATGACCAGCGGACAAATCAGAAATTACCCGCTTGTGCAGAGTATCGAAAACAATCTGGTTGTTTGTCTGATCCTGTACATCTCCAAGAATCTCTGCTCTAATTGCATCGCTGGAATGAATCTCTGCACCGAACTTCTCTCGCAGACCTTCCGCATAAACAGATTTCCCGCTATACGGAAGCCCCACCATCATAAAAAAGATAGGCATATTTCTTACTCCTTTTTATTAGGCGAGCGTTACCAATCTCGCACTGGAAATTGAACTTAAACAAATCAAGCAAAACTCTATTGAAAACCAAATCGACTTCACGATCTATCACGACAGGATTCTGCTGCATATATGTATCTTTGATTGCTTTCATCTCAGATACAATTCTATCCGAATTGGCCTGCGCCATTGCAAGATCACAGTTAATATAAAGCTTGATTTCTCTAAGACGCTCTCTCTGTTTGGAAACAAGACAATCCCGATATGGCTCGCCATTAAGCCAGCACTGCATAAACTCATAAAGACGCTCAATGTGATGATACTGCTTGCTATCAAAACCATACCTATCAATTTTGTCCTTAGTCGCGGGATATGGATGACACAATGCCTTTTGCTTTTCGAGCGCCATTCCAACCATACAATTCAATGCAGCATAGTTGTTATATCGACCGACTCTCTCCGCAATATCAAGAATTGGCTGAAACAAAGCTTCGTACTTTGGATTCAAGATACGGTATGGAGTAAAAAGAATCTCGACAAAATTTACATTCTGCTTTTTGAAGCAATCGAGCATCAAACGAATATCCTTAACATCTACATGCTCGTCGTTTTCCATGATATGTGTGTAGCTATACGGACTCTTGTTCAAAACAAAATCTTCAAACGACGGGAGGACAATCAGCTTGGAATCAACATCGCTGCCCTCATAGTCTAAGTTGTAGTTTTGAGAACCTTGAAGAAAAATACCAACCCATTCTGGGTGTTTGCCTTTTACTGCTTCGAGGTGTTCAGAAAGCCGTTTCATAACCTTTTCTTTATCACTCATCACAGCACCTCTCTTTCAAAATACAATCTCTTACAATATGCCGGTAGTGTGCTGGAACTACTGGTTCGTAAATATCCCAACACACTGCGCGGCATTGATGGTCGATACGCGGGATGCTGTTATGCGACGCTTTCCTCATCCTGCGCTTCTTCCATGTCAGGAGCAGACGCTACATCTTTTACGATTCCCTCAAGCACTTTGAATGCAAAATTCTTGTGCTTATACGCTGTAAACTTTGGACGGTTTACGATACGGCAAACAACGCCCTCTCGGACATGCGACCTACCAATCGGATCTGCGCCATCATAGAAGTTTTCAGCAATTTCCTTGACATACTCGCCGGCATTGACAGCCATTGGAGATCCGACATCATCAGGAAGCTGAATATAATCAGGAATAATAAATCGAGCGAATAGTGGAACGCACTTAACGCCCATTTGTTCACAACGATAACGCATAAAGTCTGGTGCGTACTCAACAACATCGCCATCTTCATTCGTCATTGTCATTCGATACACATAGAAATCAGACTGCGGAGCAAGTTCATATTCCGTAATCTCATTCGCCGTGAAAGAGGCATCGCCAATCATTACCGTTGCGCGTGTAATTTTCGGATTTGTTACTTCCTTTACTCCGTCTGGATAACAGCCATAGCTAAACACCGTCTTTTCACCGTATTGTTTAACAAATTCCTTATCACCGACTTTTTTATTGTCACAAGATGCCATAATAGGCTGCTTGTCTTGCGTAAAGCCAACAACCTCGTAGTATACAGTTTCACCCTTATGAAGCTTGCCCTCAAAAACCTTGCTATGCTGTTCGCGGAAAGCATTGCTGCCATAAAAGCCGCCGTCAAAATCATCCAGAACGACACGACGAGTACCGGTTACATATCCCCAACTATAAATCGGAGAGCCAATGCGATGTAGGATTTTATCAAACAATGACTTCTTATATCCTTTAAGCGTCGGCAGATATCCGGTTCGCTGAGATGTACCGTGCATTTTCAAAGTAATCTCAACAAGATCGCCTGCGTGGAATGCACCAAGGTTATAAGCAAGCTGCTCCGTGTCAGTATGTTCCGCAAAGAGCGGGGCAATAGGATCGTGATGCTTACGAGTCCTACCCCCCCCAACCACAACGGTACTATTCTTACGACGGGGAATATATTTCTCACAAATTGTAACACCATTCAAAATGGTGATTACATCGCCCTCGCGGAGCTTTGCAATATCTGTGAACCCATTCAGACTGGACAATGGCATAAACAAACCGTCGCTCTTTTCGCCACGAAGCTTCAACGCCTTAATATTGCGCTTTTCAGGATCGAGATAACCGCCAGCCGGCTTACCGTTTTCATCCTTACGACGAAGCAGGTCGTTCTTCACCGCATACTCAGTACCAAGCTTGCCATCCACAGGGAAATAAACGCCAAGCTCTTCTGGCTTTGTATCCAAACCAACAATTACCGTATTGCCAAAACATTCGCCGCAGAGAAGTCGATCCGCGTTCGTATGCTTGCGCAGATTCTTAATACGAGTTACATATGCTGCGTACATTGATTCACCTCCAATTACTCACTATCAATGATTTGAACGATAGGAACTTTGTCCGACTGATCTGGCGTAGTTGTAACAACGATGCTGGATAGGCTACGAACAATGGCATCAAATGTCGTATCACTATAATCGACCTGCTTAAAAACGATGTTATAGCCATTCTTCAAGAATTGTGCGCATTTTTCATAATGCTCTTTGAGATAGTGGTCATCGTCCAAAATTCGCTGAAGTGTATTTAGATCCGCATATCCGTAGCAATCTACAAAATGCTTATCCAGCTCTTCTACGCTCCTAATACATTCGCCCTCTGTTGTATCGCCATAGTCATCAGCGGAAAGAAGGACTCTTTCTAAAATGGCATCAAATCCTTTTAGAATCGGGAATTCCTGAAGAAGTTTATCATCAAGATTTGGGAATGCTTTATATGCAATGATGTAGCTTGAACTGCTGCTGTTCGTTACAAAGTCTTCTCTAATTTTCATTTCAATTACCTCCGGATATAGTCACTAAAGGCACGGTAGGTAACAAATCTCTTCTTTAGGCCAGCCACGACATCGACAGGGTTAAGATCAAACTGTTTACACACCTCTGTCACATATTCGCTGTCGTATAGCTTCTTGCGTCGCTTATTCACTGCTTTTACCTTTGCAAATACATCACTGCGGGAAACCTTGTACTCTTTTTCGAGATACTTTCCAAGATCGTGCTGCGAATACTCGATAAACTGGCAAATCGGACAAAACTCTTCCGGAGCAGCATAACGATTGTCTGCCTGATCCCAGAAGATATCGAGAAGTGAATCATTGTCATGCTGACTATTCAGCTCTTCTTCACTTTCATTCTCGTAACCAGATTCCAAGATCTTTTTAATCAGCTCTTTGCGCGGAATCTCAAGCAGCTCATCATTGCAGATTGTATGTCCATTTACGCATTCAACCATGCCGGCCTCTTCCAAACTAATATCCCAACCAGATTCCGTTGCGCCACAAATATCACATGTATAGCTGGAGCTACTGGAATTGGTCACAAAATCTTTGCGAAATTTCAAATCGTGTCCTCCTTTTAATGATGGCTAAAACCACGTACCGTAAAATCACAGTTTGGAAGAATATCGTGTTCTAACGCACTGCCAATATCCGTATGGTCTTCATATTCAAGCTCAACCAGATATGGAGCAGAACCAATGTCGTTAAACAACTTCTTGAAAGCATTTTCTACATACTCTTTGATAGCAGCTTTCCGCTCCGGAGAATTATAGAAGTCAGCACCAGTTGCGCCAGGATGAGCTTCCTCCCACTTTTTTCTAAAGGTCGGTTTATCATCAGACCACCAACCATCATTGCCATAACTGAGAATGTAACCTGCCTCACACTCAAACTCATCCTCAAAGCGCTCTCTGATTTTGTCATGAGAGATCGGTTCGCTGTTTGAGAAATCCTTCAAGAGCTGATCGACATAATCAGAGCCGTATCTGTGTCTGAGATCGTCAATCTGTTGTAGACCATCAGCCTTATCCGCAAAAGCGATAATAAAACTGCTGGAGCTACTGTTTGTTACAAAATCGCGTCTAACTTTCATATTTTCACTCCTTGATATTATTTAACAAGCTCCTTATCGCTGCTCAATCGACCATGTGTATCCGCAATACGAACAGCCAGTTTTGATGGCATTCTGAATTGCAAGTACCGCATTGATCGAGGTGTTAATGATAAGATCCTTGTTTTTCTTGGGTGGACGCAAATGCGCCGAAATAACATGATATGCCGCTTTGTTAATTGTTCTAAAAAGAGAAGTGTTACCCGTTCTCTGATTTAATGCTGCGATGTAATCAACTTTAATTTCAGGATGATAATTACCCTTCTCTGTATTACACGCTTTGCACATCGGCTGCATGTTAGAAACACAGTCTTTTCCGCCTTTGCTTTTAGGAATAATATGATCCTTAGTAATCAAAGAACCATCATCTGCGAACAAATTGAAATGTCTACGCTGCGAATCTGGATCGCCACAAAGTTTGAAGTGCGTTCCGACTTTTCCGCAATACGCACATGCAGTACCTTTCTGATAGAAAGTCATATAACGGAGCGAAATCGGATGAACACGAAACCCATCCACTACGATATCAGAATTTTTCTTCCCTTTATCTGTATCAAGAGATAAATATTCTTCCCCGATCATATGAAAAACTTCATCAATCTCGTATCGCTTGTCCTCAATAATCATTTTGCCCCTCCAAAACAAATCAAAAGAAAATATATCCCAATGGATTGCTGAAAATCCTATGACACAGCTCTTTATCCGTTACAGGCTCAATTTTTAATATCGTAAGCCATGATATTTTGTCTTGAAATTTTGTTCGAGCCTCACGAATGGAATTTGCGCGAACATAATACGGATATCTATGTTCGTTGTCCTTTCTGTAATCCGCAAAAACAGCATATAGGTTCATGTCCTTACCCTCCCGATATTCAATCGAGCCAACGATTTTCTAAATACAAAAATCCATAAACACAGCCGGCCATAAAAACCACCCAAGCCAGCCAGAAGAAAATCAAATAAAGCGTTTCCGACTGTTGTACGGATTCAATCACTTCCGTTGGAGTATCGTTTTCGTATAAAGAAGAAGCATTCTTTATTGTCCCATCACTCAATGTAGCAAAGACAGTCCCGACAAGAGATACATCCGTTACATTGTAGTAATACCTTGTGTCACTGTTCTTATAGATATAGTTCCATCGTTGCTTTTCAACACCTGCGTCAGCCAAGCTCAGACGTCGCACTGGCAAAGAGATTGTGCCATATGAAAACGGCTCATCCAAAAACACAATCGTATCCGTAGCAAGATGTTCACTGGAAACATAGTCCCACGAATAGTAAACCTCTGTTTCTGTGTATGTATTGCCATTGCTATCTTTCTTTGTAACGGTTCTGGTATGTCTTGTATAATCTTCACGAACCTTTTCGATGTAAATATAGCCATTTCCAATCTCATCGAAAGTTACAGGTGAATCCGTTCTCAGCTCTCCATATAGTAATACATTGCCGAAGTTAGTATCCATACCATATCGGAATTGCGAATGATCCTCAATAATCGTAGCAGTGGCATACTTCTCCGCCGTTTGTGCCGCTCCATACGAAATCTTTCCGCTTATAAATAAACCAAGGCAAAGTAAGACACAGACAATAATTACGCTGAAAAGCAGCTCTCGTTTTTTAATTACCATTGTCAAAGAGATTCTGCGGTGCATCGACTGGCGCACCATAGTCAGTATAGGTCGTTTCAATTCGCTCATATCCAAGAATGCTCAGGATGACATTGTTTGGGAACGACCGGATTATCTTGTTATATGCTCGAACCTGCTCATTATAATTATTGCGATACTGTGCGATCTGGTTTTCCGTCATAGCAAGCTCATTCATAAGCTGCCGATAGTTTTCGTTCGCTTTCAACTCCGGATACGCTTCTGCCACAGCATTGATAGATACTTTCGCCTCATCAATATCACCATTGCTTACGCTGGATCTGGCAGCGGTGATAGCCTCAAGCGTTTTACCCTCATAATCCTGATATGCCTGTACCGCATCCACAAGGTTATAAACCAAATCAACACGACGCTTTTCAGCAACATTGATATTGGCCTGAGCGCCGTTAATCTGCTCTTCCAAAAATACAGCTTTGTTGTTTGCACCAGCAAAGATACCAACAATCAGAAAGATAACGGCAAGAACAATGCCCACGATAATCCATGTAGTTTTATTTTTCATACTGCACCTCGTTCAAATAATTTTTTAACTGATTCATCAGCTCTTCATCTTCTGTATAAAATGAGTCTCCGTATTTACTTGAAACATAAGCCATTATTTGACCAAATCTCAAATCTGGACATTCGACCTCCCATAAATCTGCAAGCTCATTGCAGAATTTTCGGATTCGCTTTGGATCTCTCATTTAATACAGCTCCTTTTCCGCCTTATCACACAGGACTACTTGCGGACGAATCGGGCAACCACCCATGCAAGAATGCTGACACTGACAATTCGGGCAAGAATTTCTGAAATGGCTTCTGAAACTTTCAAACTGTGGACTATTCCAAGCATCTTCGATACTGGCATTGCTAATATCAAAAGCCCAGCGCAGCTCTTGATTATCGAAGCTACAAGGTAGAGCTTTCATATCACTTGTGATATACATGCTCCACCTACTACCCTCGCAAGTATCAATGCTATCGTGGTCGATATTGTGAGTCAGATTCAAAACGGCTGGAATAGAGCAGGAATCAAATCCAATTTTGAAACTGAATTTCTGCGTATCTACGGTATCAAAGAACTGCTTTACGAGCGGGTTATTCATTTGCAGAACATTCGCTTCACTTCCAAGTCCAACGGGTTTGTGAAGAAGAAAAATCACTGCGTTAATGCCAGCAGGAAAGCCATTGTTTTTCAGCCGCATAATCGCTTCTTCAATAGAATTGTTTCCAAGAACATAATGAATGTTCGTTTTTACGCCAGCATCCAAAAGCATCTGAATCGCACGGTATGTATGCTTCTGACGATACCAGGAGATTGCTACTGCACCACAATATCTTTTACACAGATCTACAATCTCATCTGTAAAACCAAGTCCCGAAGAAGTGAAATTCGGCACAATATTGTTCTCCCTACAATACTGCAAAATCTCAGCAAAATTTTCGTGCTGGTCAACATCGCCACGACCACCAAGCGCAAGCTGAAATGTTTTCCCCTTACATTCGTCAACAATGCGTTTGAAATTTTCAAGCGTCATATTTGGCTCTTTGGTTTTTAAGCCGCTCTGATAACACTGAACGCCAGACTTAAAGCAAAGACCACTTGCACCGTGGACACAATGTCCCATCACACCGACATCAATCAGTTCTGGGAATGCCGTCATAAACGGATCTACGCCGGTGTCATGTCCATTTTCATCAATCACACCGCTACGAGCATAAAAACCAGTCGTAGGATTAAACATTGCTACAAAACGATTTTTCCTATCAATCTTCTTAATCACCTATTACACCCTCCTTAATATTGACTTCCAAAGATGTTTTTTCGCATCTCGATATTGGCGCTGTCAGCCATTTCTTTTGTCCAGTATTCACCGGCACGAACACGAGCTTTGACGGTCAAACGCTTAATACCCATCTCCGTCATTACGGTCTTAAATCGTTTTGCAAGATTCATAGCAGCCATTTCAGAACCTCTGGCATTTCTTTTGTAGCTATGCTCTGGAACAGAAATATAAATCACAAGCGCTTCTGTTGTTTCGCTCGTATTTTCGATTTTTAGACCATATTCAGCCCATGTTACCATCACAGCCTCGCCAAGACCATTCATGCAAACACACCCCTTTCGTTATAACTACCCATCGTAACAACAATTTGCTTACCAAGTTCTGCGATTCATTTGAATAACAAGAAAATCATTTGATTCTGCTATCGAATTGTCTTTGAATCGCCAAAGAGTATTAAACTCTCTGTTTAACTCGGCATTGCACCGAGTACACAAACAACTGCTTGGTCTCCAAGGCTTTGGTGAGATTGCAGCACCACAGCGCTCACAAAATTCTCCGTTTTCATATGCAATCCACTCTTTTCGTTTCTTTCTGTCTTGAGCTGTCCCGCATAAAAACAGTGGATTAGGTTGTGTATCTTCAAAAGACTCAACAAGCCGAAATCCAGTCCAAGGAAACACTTTGAAATCCAGTATGTTTATATCTGGCTGGCTGAAAGCGCTGTTTTCTGTAAGATCAACTGTTCGTTTCATTTCTTCATAAAGAAACTCTTGATATTACGGAAAAAGCTCTTCTTTTCATTATCTGCCACCTTGAAAGACACTGCATTCTCCCTACCAACGGTAACAGATTGCAGATTCCCAAGTTGCTGCTTCAATTCCTCCAAATCCTCAGGAGTTTTAATCGTGTGTGTGATATCACGCTTGCGAACGCTCTTTACTTCACCAACCATCTTGTCAAGCGTCAAGTCGCAAAATTCATCTTCCCAATCTCCGAGATAGTAAAAACGATCAATTACCGTTCGGCTACTTGGATTTTGAAAAGTGCCAAACAGAATCGGATCTGTGCTGCGGCGCTCGCGCTGGATTTGACGCTCAATCTTTCCCGTATAGTCTGTAAACAAAACATACAGCCTATCAAATTTTCCGCCGACTTCTTCTACAACACGAACAATTTCATCTGGGATCTCGCGTTCATAGTTTTCAAGCTCGATGATTTTTACAACATCTTTTGCAATGTGATCAATATACTCTTCGATATCGTCTCGATAGATAAAGGTGTTTACGCCGGCTGCAACGATTTCTCGCTCCTTTTCAATGCAGCTCAAATGAAATAACAATTTCTGAGCGCCCTTTCTCTGTCCGGTAATTTTATATTTGTTCAGAAGCTCTAAGCAGTTGTCATAAATCTTCTGAAGGTCTTCATCCGTGATTTCCTGTCTGCTGTTTTTGATGATGTGAAAATACTCATCTGGCGTATACTCTTTTGTGGGGTCAAATTCAATCAAAACAAATCGTCCTTTCCTTTACGCTGCGATATCTGGTAGATAAAATGCCTCATCCGCAGACATTTCAGTAAATTCAGTTATTTTTCTGATGGAGCGCTTTGTAGGTGTTTCCCCCTTAATCAGAAGGCGGCTAACAAGGGATGTACACATATCCATATCGTTAGCCAGCTTTGTTAAAGTGGAATACCCATTATCAAGCGCCCATTTCTTAACATTTGGATAGCAGATATTTTTCACGCCACACGGAGACTTCTTCTTGTGAATGTTATTTACAATCTGGCGAACTCGCTCTCGACTTATTCCATACTGATCTCCGATTTGTTGCAAAGTAAATCCGCAGTCTCTCATGTGCTGCATTTCAGCCATTCTTCGCTGTGATTCAGGTGTTTTGAGACGCATGACAAATTACACTCCAATCATTAGTTGCGCTTGTTTGCAACGAAAAACTCTGTGTTTTTCAGTGAATTATTTCAAGAAATGAACTATGTGTGGGATTGATTTACTACTTCCTATTATCATTCTCCCAGGCATCTATAATTTCTTGCTTTGTGAATGCCCAGCCTTTCCCGTATGTCTGTGCGGAATACCTGTTAAAGTCCGGTCCAGGCCAGCCCCAAACATAAACAAATGTCGTCCCATCATCCGACCAACGCAAAGATTCTGTGCTAATTTCGGTGATTTGCTTTTCAAGCGGATCGCTCTCAACTCTATACGGGGAATAGAGCAGCGAATAAATCTTTTCATGCGACATCACAAGATCGCGTAGGTTTACCACCATTTTGCATTACCCCTCCTTAGCATCGCAGCTCTCTACATACAACTCATAGATAGCAATTCCATTTCGCTCAGAAATGTGCGTTTTACCATCTTCAAACTCTTGTAGATACATCTTATTTAACTCCGGATCATTAAACTGGTAGATGTTTTCGTGCTTAATCCCAAGCGGTGTTCCGAAAATCCAATCGTCGCAACCACAGTGGAACATGCCGCCGACCATAGCGTTGTGACGAACGCCATCCCACGGCAGTTTTGAACACACAGAGTAATAGGTGTCTTTGCCTTTCTTACAGGTCATCACAAAGAAATTCTTAGATACGGCTTTTACAAGCATTGGACTCGTCCAGTCGTTTACTCTGACCAAATCTCCAACCTTTATCGTATCCAAAATTTCTCTCGTAATATTTTCGTAGCGCTTGTACATCTTGCACCTCACTTGTCTGAAATTAAGGCATTCCCACAAGTAATACGGTCACTATCTTCTTCCTCGCTCGGCACGAATACGATAACATCCCACCCAGCGGCAACAAACGGATCTTCAAACTTGCGGTAAACATCGTAATCTGTATATTCCGTAGTCACATCAAATCCATTCTTAACGGCTGCGTTTGTCTGGTGAATCGGCGTAATTTTAACGATAAACTTTTCCTTATCGAACAACTTTCCAAGCTCCGTCGCATCCAAAATCGTGTCAGCCGTTACCGCAAAATTCAGCGTGTATTTTCTGCCAACAGGCATAGGAAGCTCAGATGCGAGACTTGAAATTTCTGATAGGGATAAGCTCTTTCCGTTGAACTGTTCATTACGCTGTGCCTGATCCGTCGAATTGATACTGAATTGCAGGCCGGCCTCTCCACCATACACATTGTTCTTGATGCGACACCACTCCATGATGAATTGTTTCAGATTGACATTTGCTTTCGGAAGCATAGTTGAAACAACAGGATGAATTGTATCTGCTGTAATGAACCGATGTACCAACGGCTTCAAATCAAATTCAGCAAACGGAAGAACGGCATCGTTGAATGTAGGCTCGCCCATACGAGCAAAATGAACATTAAAGCGATTAGTATGTGTCACTTGCTCATTTGCAAGAATTGTCTCGATTTCATAGGTCAGTTCTTCACGCGATACATTTCCGTGGAATCCATATTTCGGACAATCACAAAACTGACAATTCATCGGACAGCCTTTCTGAGTGCTGATAGTAGCAACCCATTTATCCGCCAGATCAACCGTGTGATGCTGAACGCCATTGATTTCCTTGTTCAAGCCAAGAAAACTTGCTTTGATATTGTTTTCCTTGCCATAATCGCCAACCGTCAAAAATTCAAGCTGCTTATCCTTATCGACATAGATTTTGCCGGTATGCGTTTCTACAATCCTCATTCTGCCTCGCCTTTCTGTTTTTGAAGTTTATCCGCCAGAGCATAGAACTTGTTTGGTAATGGGATAATCGTTAGAAGCGTATTCCCTCGAAAGAGATATACATATCTGTGATAAACGCGGACATTATTTGCATTGCCATTTGACAGATACAGCTTATCAAGATATCGACATAAACCACCTTTTGCCTCAGAATGAGTAACCCCATACTCAAGCGCCCTTTGCGCATTCTTATCGGCAATTTTCTTGCTCAATCCAATTCGCTCTTTCGTTCTCTTTACACTGTGATTCGTCATAACAACATCTGGCATTAGAACGCTCCTTCCATATACTGCTGCAGTCCGGACACAGCATTACTCATGCCAGCGATACGACCTTGTAGGGATTCAATCGTTTTCTGGATTTCATCTTTGTCCTTTGCGATATAGTATCCACGCCCACTGGAACAAATCGGATCACCATTTGTACGAGCAGCGTTTACAAGCCGTCTCACTTCAACGCTCGACACACAAAATGCAGCAGCGATAGCAGAACCGCAAATAGGATGGCTGCGACCATCGGAATGCGTCATAATATACTTTGTAACCAAGTCCATAAACGAACCTCCGGATATAATGATAGGGCGGCGGGTGTCCGCCGCCCTACTTTAACTACCCACTTATTTCGTGGTTTGCTTACTTTGGGTTGGAGTTTTACTGATTTTCCAGAGCGTCACCGATAGGCTTATAGCGATCAGAGTTCAGTGTTTCAAGCAGGCACTCATACGGATCGGTTTGACCGCTCATCACCATCTTTGCGATGTTCGGGCTAAAACCGCTTACAAGTGCAACACCCGCCTCGTTCTCCTTAATCGGGATGGTGTTCGTGCGGCTATTCACATTCCAGAACACAAGTCTCGGCAGCTTATAACCAGCCTCCGCATATCGCTTTGCAATCTCATCAAACAGACGAGCATCAACACGACCACGAGTATATCGACCTCCAGCATTCGATGTTGCACAACCATCAAACTCCATATCGGAAATGATAAGGATGTTTGCGGGAAGATCGCTCTGTTCCATGTTGTTTTTCTTTGCTGTAGTCAGGATGAGATCAAACACCGCCTCGATATTCGTATTGGCTACCTCGCTGTGTTTAAGTGCAATCCGAATCTTCTCGCGGAGATTCTTACCCTTACTCAAATCGACGAGATGAGGACGCTCAGAAAATGTAATGTAATTATCCTTGAACTGACCAGAGGAACGCTCTGCAAAATAAATTGCAAGTGCGTTTGCAACAGCCAGCGCAGTGACATTGCCACCACCTACATTCACAGTCATACTGCCGCTACCGTCTGCAACAACAATGGTATTGCCGCATCCGTTTACGGTATCAGGAAGTGCGCTCCAAAGAGCTTCAAGCGTCTTATCAGTAGGCTTCAGACCACGCCAGCCATCGCTATACTTTGCAACAATGTCATGCGGGAAAAGCGTAGACGCATTGATTTTCGTTTCGCCCTTTTCCAAACGGGACAGGAATTCGCGGCGGCGATCTTCGTCGTTACGAAGAAACGCAGAATTGTAAATCAGATTTGCACGAGACGGAACAGCTTCATATGCAATCTCATCCCAGCGCTTTTCGGACATTTTCTTTTCCACGATATCCAGCTTGGAACGCAGCTTGGACAGTACCTTACGATAGTCACGCTCGGAAATGCCCATAAACTTATAGATCTGCTTAGCATAACGCTTGGCATCAGCAGAATGAGCGTTCGCAGACGGAAGCCACTTTGCGAGAAGAGAAATGCTATTGCCATCGCTCAAGCTCTGGATATCCTCACGGAGCTGTTGTGCGATAATGTTCAGCACATTAGACGCAAGCTTTGTATCGAGCAAGCACCACAGGTCATCATAGCGTCCATACTCAGGCACAAGGGAAAGCAGCGGAATGATGTATTCCGGATTTTCCTCAGCCATACGCTGAAACACGATGCGGAATAAACGACGCTCACCAAGACCGCCGCGAACATCACGCGCAAAGAACAGCCATTTCATCGCCGTGACCTTATCCTCAAAAAACGCTCTGACAAAACGATTTTCAATATCGTTCGGGGACGCTTTACGAAGAGATGCGACGGCAAAGTTGAGATCCAACAGCTCCTTGCCAGTAGTACGATAGCCAACAGCACCGTTTTCGGTAACAGAAACATTGAACTCATCGTTCAAAGTGCTTTTCATAGCAGACATAAAACCATTCATACTTTCTTCCTCCTTGAATTGTTTAACTAATTTCTTTCTACTGGAAATAGCCTTCAAGACACTTTCTTACATTCGATGCTGCTTGTGTCTTAAAGGAGGGGCGAGACGCAAAAGAGATCCGCTTATTAGGCTAAATGCTTTACTTGCAAATTGCTGTATGCGTCTCATACCGTTACTACCAACTTTATAAGGGGCTGTTTGAACGGAAAAGTCAACTCTACACCCGTGGAACGGCAGGTAGGAATCGAACCTACGATTGGCAGCTTGGATTATGAAATAGCTGTTAGCGAAAATCCACATTTCGCATTTGTATGGCTGCTGTGTTACCGCTTCACCACTGCCGTATATAGATGCCCGTCTCTCCGAGCTGTCACCATTTCTACCCTTTTGTCGTGTCGGTTTAGAATGGTTTAAGCAGTCATTCACGTTGAGCCAGGGGCAGGAATCGAACCTGCAACCACGGGTTTAACAGACCAAAAGAAATTTGCTGTAAGCGGCTTAACAAGTCGCGTTATTACGCGCTCTACCGGTTGAGCTACCCTGACATTTGGGGCGGTGAAGCTGACTCGAACAGCTCTGTATTGTAAAACTACTTCTGCCAGACGCTCCATGCACCGCAGCGCTACGATACAAGTTCTTCAACAGCCCTGATTTTACTCACTCACACCACATTTATTTCAGTGAGACACCGCATAGGCTCGTGCGGTCAGAATCGAACTGACATATACCAATCGCATCCACGGTGTACTTTCGCAGATGTTACGCACGAATATAGACGCAGAGGGGAGGACTCGAACCTCCGACACTCGGATTCCTTTAACATTGCTGTTAGTGCTAATGCTTAGCACATTTTTTTGTCTGATGCTCTACCAACTGAGCTACCTCTGCATTTCCTATTACATCTTCCCGAAAAAATTATGGATTGCTCACCATTTCGAGAAGATTATTTAACGGCTTTTGAGAGCTGCGGGAATCGAACCCGTAAGCAGAAAAATTCCAGTTTTCTTAAAGAACATTGCTGTAAGTGTTCGCCGTTCAATACACCTTAAAGCTGTCATCCAGACGCTCTCATTTGTGCCGTACTTACACGGCAGTAGTGGTCTATCCCACCGTCACACAAAGAAGGAGATGAAAGCCGATCATCACAACGGCTGGTGCTGATGATGGGAATCGAACCCATAATCCACAATCGGCGGGGGATTTTAAGTCCCCCATGTATGCCAGTTCCATCACATCAGCATATATCAAGCAAGGTATAGGCCACACTCCCATACAACAGAAACCAATCTGTTTTGTATTCGCACTCCTGCCATGCAGTTACCGTGAAGAAAGCGGACAAAAAATAATCAATGATTGCCGGCTTCGATTGCGAACAGACTTTCTCTTTGTCTACTTGCTTTTGTTGGCGGAGTAGACAGGACTTGAACCTGCACACCACTTTTTGTGGCTACTCGTTGCTTAGCAGGCGACTATCTTACCAATTAGGCTTACTACTCCATATTCACATCGTTACAACATATCGTTCATAGCTCTGCGATAATTTTTTAGAATATTTGCTCTTTTCTTTTGATAAATTGATTTCACAACGGTTTGCAACATCTTCTTTTGGAATTAAATACATCGTACCATCGCCACATAAGCAGAATAATAAATCGACATCTGTATCTATAACTGTTTTATATGCTTGCCTTGTAGTCCCGCTTATAGTTCTCAATCCGATTGTGTATGCGTTACCAGTTCCACGCCTATTTGTTCCTTTAACTTGAACCTTTTGTAACTTGCCATCCTTATCTACAACCAAATCGTAATCTTGCGTATCATTCAACGGAACAGACACGACATAGCCATTTGATCCGAAATAGCCTGCGGATTATGATCCTTCTGATAATCACAGTCCGTAGGCTTGAGAACCGCGACATAATCATCGCCATTGGTATAGGACGAAAGCGGACGAACCTTTCCAGGCTCTTGGTTGCGTCTGCAACCGCACTTGTAAAAGTTGAGGAACTTACAGCCATTACAGGTCAAAGCCTTATCAACCCAGAAGTAACCGCTGTCGTTTCGCTTGTTAGCCATTTCATACACTCCTTAAATTAAGTTAGGATACGGCGAGGCGATTTCGGGGCTGCAAAAATGGAAACAACACTTGTGTTACCCCCCCCGCATCTGAGGTATCCAGCAGAGATCTTCCGCACATAGGACAGTAACGAATACGCATTTGCCGTCCAGCGGTATCATGGAAGATATTCGTTCCAACCTCAATATGTGCGTTCTGATAGCTTCCGTGAGGACTTCCGTGGCTATCGTAAGCCCAGAAAGCACGAGCTTTCTTGCAATACTGACACCCAACCAATCGCATCACCCCTCTCTCATTCATAAGATTAGCTTTGTATCCGCTCAGGAGTTGAACCTGCTCTCAACTGCGTTTCACCGGAAACTATTCGGACATATCTTGTTTAGCTAATTCCTATGTAAAACCTAAAAGGCTTTTCGCCTTTTAAGCTTCCTCGTTGGAGGTGCTATCAGAAAAGAAATGCTGCTTGAAACCTTGATATTCGTGCAAACGCTTGTGCGCTACAGAAACAGATGGATATTTTTCATTAAACAGCTCTTCAAGAAGCGGGATGTTACCAGCCTCAATTCCACCGTTTTCCTGTTCATACTCATGCGCACGGCTGAATATGCCAGACCAATACACCTTATCGTAATTAAAGATGTTTGCCTCTTCATTGCCAGCCAGACCGAAATTGCGAATGAAGATTCTCATTACTTTAGGCACATCTACATGTGTCGAGCGGGCAGTGCGGAACAGCCATTCGGACGTTGTATACTTCAAACGAATGACACCCTTTGCCTGAGATTCGTAATCAACCGCGTCACGATAATCGCAAAGATACGCCATAATCGTGCTATTCGGAACGATTGTTCGATCTCTGAATTTTACACAATCGTCTTTAATATCATCTTTCTTGACTTGAAGTGCATCTTCGAGGCGTAAACCAAGCCACGCAAAGTAAATGGCGGAGATTTGAAGAGCAAAAACGCTATCATCAACTTTCTCAGCAGCCCACAAGGTAGATTCAATTGCAGATTGCAATGACTCAAAATCCTTAAAATACTTGCTGTCGTAAACATGGTTCGCGTTAATCGCGTTATATCGAATGGCATAAAGATTATCGACATACTCTTTTTCAAGAACGCCCTTTTCTTGTAGCCACTTCAAATACTTTCCGATTCGGCTTTTTGTAGGAAGCAGTACATTGGGGCTTGTGATATTCAACTTTGAGATCAGTTCGATGTACTCTGCTTTTGAATACCCGTCTTCCAGATTCTTTCCGATTTCACCCTCTGCCTTTGCGACACGCCTCCAAAATGCACTTACCGCATTTGCGGATCGTTCAGACACTTTTGCAGTATCAGAGGCAATATACTGGCTACGGTAACTACTGTTATCCACGCGCCACCCTCCTATTCAAATTATAAGTTGTTTAACTTGTTCCTTACAAGTGATAGTATAGCGCAGCGGAAGCCGTTTGTCAATAGGAAATTGCTAAATAAGTTTTATTTTTTTTGCTTCGCGCCACGCCATATATTTCTCGTGATAATATGTAGAATAGTCATCGTCTAATCCACAACAACCACATTGAAAAAACCTGTCCAATACAGCAGCAATCTCATCATTGCTGGCCTGAACAAAAACACGATCACGAAATGTCGTTCCATCAAACGGGAATACATCAACATAAGCAATGATGCGAATTTGCGCTGGCTGAACATTAAAAGAGAACCCAGCAGAAACTTGTTTTACAATCTGCTCATATAATGCGTCATGAGGGAATGCCATTCTTCGACATACGGCGTTCATGATGTCCAAAAGAAAATCTCCCCACAATACCCCAAAGTACGGAAGAACAATCTTATCGGGCTGTGCGCTTTCCATACCAAAATCCTCTGCTCTCATCTTATACTGCTCTAAACCGTTTAATACATTCATCCTGATACACACCCTCCAATATTGATTATCATGTTGACAACCGTGAAAATATGGTCTATAATTTCAACCATAGCGATAATATCTTATCGACACTACGCAGTATAGCAGAATATCTTATCGCTGTCAATAGAAAAGCGTGAAAATATTATCTGCATTGGAGGACAACCATATGGAATCAATTTTGTATCTTAGAATAAAGGAGCTTTGCGCTGAGCGCGGGATCACTATGGCAAAATTGGAAGAAGATCTCGGAATCGGGACATCCTTAATCCGCAAATGGAAAACAAACACTTCACCATCTATTGATAAAGTTAAGATCATCGCAAAATACTTTGGCGTTTCGTCTGATTACTTAATTGGGCTATCAGACATTCCGTCATCTGCGGAAGAACTGCTATCAGACGATGATTTTGTATCCTTGCAGCGAGCAAAATCAAAAATGTCAGCGCAAGATCGTGAAAAAATGATGAAGATGATCCGTCTGGGTTTTGAATATGCCTTTAAGGACGAGAATTAGTCCGCTTTATTGGACACCGAATATGATATACTACATCCCACTGGAGGTATATATCCGTGATTAGATATCCTTACATATACAATCAAGTATTGCAAGTGTATAGGGGGATGGACAGCATTTCATTCCCGATTTGCACCTGTGATATCCTTGCACAGTTACCAAACTGTAGAGCGCTGACCTATCAGGAATTTGCTTCAATCAACCAGTGTACCGTTCGGGATGTAATCATTCTGTGTGAAAGCAAGTCTGGATGTACGCACTATGACATTGCGAATGACCGTTATCTCATCCTGTGGAATGAAGATTGTGCTGATAACAATGTCGATGGAAGAAGATTATGGACAAAAGCACATGAGCTTGGGCATGTCATACTAAAACACCTCCCACTCGTTGCAGAGCCAATGCTCGCAGAAAACGGCTTTAATAATCTAACCGCTCCGGAATTTGAGGCTGAAGCAGATCAATTTGCAGCCACATTACTTTGCCCTATGCCGCTATATGAAACACTTGGCATTGAATCTCCGTCAGATATCAAGCGTGTATTTGGCCTATCCAAAGAAGCGTCAGAACACCGCTGGTCTGAATATGTGAAATGGACAAGATATCACCGAAAAACCGCCTGGGAAAACGACATGCGCCGTGCATATCTCCAGAAGAGAATTGCTAACTAACCCTGCTGAAGACTCCACCGCAGCACTCACGGAGAATAGCTTCGCATGTCTGTCCGAGTTGAACAGCACCATGACAAATCGGTTGTCCGTTAGCTGATATCACATATTTTCCATCTCTCACAGAAACCGTCCAGATATCCCTCATCCGCTGAGTTACACCATTTACTTTACACATTCTTACGAAAGTCTCTTCCATATATGTTCTCTTTCCGCCTCCCCATTTGGGGAGGTTTTTTTTATTCGATCTTTCTTGACGCTTCCAGCTCTTTTGCCAATTCCTTATGCGCTTCAGCTATTGTATCTGCCGACAAAATGAACCGTCCCATAGCGTCAACAACCTCAATATGTCCTCCGCGATGGATGAAAGAGTAGCCCATATGACACCTCCGATATTGATTTGCTAATTCCTTTACTAAGATAAAAGACTTTTTGTGTCCTCCAATATATCTACCCACAAGATATTGTACTTGCTTACCGCATCATGCAATTTCTTGTTCGCCCCATCGGATATGGAACTTCCCATTCTCATCCATCTCGCGCGACATCAGAGCAGACAAGAGATTGTAGTCCACGCCGAACCGATTATAGATTTCATCCAAGTCGGTGTCTTTTCCGCGCATGAACATATTGATCTTTTCCTTAGCGAGTACCATTTGCATCTGGTTTGACTCAATACTACCAAGATAGGTAACAAAATAAATATCCTTCATCCGCTCAGAAGTAAAACGAATAAAGCGCATATAAAACTGGCTCATCCGAGAATTGTTGTAGTGCAGCTCAGGAATTATTACCTTATCCACATATTCAAAGCTTACAGAACTCGGCAAGCTTTGCTGTGTACAAAGTAGGATTCCATTCTTGCTTTCTCTTAATGTCTTGCGCAACGCTCTACGCTTTGCAAGCGTTGTTGTAGATCCAGTAACAACAAACAAAGGTCTGTCTGGCATAATCTCTCGAATTGCCTTTGCATAGGCATCAACAACAACCTTGTGCCGTACACCGATAGCCACGATTTCTCCGCTCATGCTCTGCAGCATCTCAATCACCTTTGCAATTTTCGTCGGCAAACCGCCGTCGTACTCACGAATTGTATTAGGGGCTGCACTGATTCTAAGCAATAGCGTAATTTGCTGAATAAGCCGCATCATGGAATCCTTACGAGAATTTCCGGTCGAAGCGAAATAATTGCCACGCATAACATGAAATTCTTCAATCGCTTTGGTGTAAACTGCACGTTCGCTTTCCGTAAAACGAACAGGAACTTGATGAATACGCTTGATATCTCTGCCAGAGATTTCTTCCAGCGTCCGTGTAATCACAAATCTGGAAAGAATGTTATCCAATTTGTCCGCATTATAAATATCTTGCGTTCTTTGTCCAACACCAAAGACCGTAATCTTCTCTGGAAGGTGAGAATCCGCAAAAAGGTTATACCCCTTGTGATATGCGGGGATAGGCTGTCCATAATACGGATTCCCGTACACATGAAGCCCTTCTTCAACACCGTCTTTCTTACTGGCTCGGTCATAATGATAAATCGTATCGCACCAAGAAATCATGTTGAACGAATTGTTGTAGGCCAATTCCAACTGCGGCGCAAACTCGCTGATATTATTCCGCGTACTTGTACCAGTCATCTCCAGCTTGAAACGGCAGCGACGAAAACAATCCAGCACAGACTTCGTGCGCAAACTGGATGGATTCGTCATCTCGTCGCTCTCATCAAAGCAGAGTGCAATATTTTGATTATGAATCCTTACCCAGCGCTTTACTTGTTTACGATATTTGCCAAGCTTGTTCAGTGTGATGAGGACAAAATCTCCACGCTGCACCTTATCAAGATCAGCAAGCTTGTTCACCATGATATATCTGATTCCAAAATTAGGGAGCATGACATCCCATGTGTTCTTGATTGAGATTGCGGAAGAGACAACAAATGTGCAAAACGCATTTTGTCGCTCCGTTCGGTACTGACCAATGGCAATGCCGGCAAGTGTCTTGCCGCAACCCTGTTCCCACTGCAAAAGAGCATACCGCTTTTGCAGTACAAGATTGATGTCGTGCTTTTGCAAATCGTTCAGCATAATATCTTCCTCATTTTCTTCATCATGCAGAACAAAACCATCCAACCACGACTTAATGTCGGCATCCTCAATCATTTCAGAAAACTTTTGCTGTTCAACACTGTATTCATGCTGCTTGCGGCGCATAAGCCGAGCATAACGCCCATACTGCTCAGTATCTTCTTCACTGATAGCAATATCATAAATCGGAGTAGGCTTTTTCATCTCATCCGATAATTGACGCGCCATTTTAGGGCTATATGCCTTATACACAAGATCATAGTCTCGTTTCACAAGGCAAATCTTGTCCTCATACCGAGCGGGGTGCTGATGCTTTACGACATTCCGCAAATAGGCCAGCACTTTTGCTTCTGTTAGACGAACACGACACCACTCATCATAAGACATACTTTCTGGCTGCTTCTCCGTATAGTAACGGTTAAGATATTCACAGCATTTCGTGTATTTTTCTTTTAGATTTGGATGCGTTTTAATTGTGTATAGGTATTTCTTCACCTTGTACAAAAACTCAGCGGACGAATCATGATCTCTTGCGAGTTCCAGTAAAATGTGAGAGCGATTTTTTACGAATACTGCCTGAGCATCTGCTACGATCTGTTCGCGAACCTTTCTGACCATAGCTGCGTTCATGCTATCCACTTGCAAAGTCATCTTTGTGGAATACGGCTTCTGCGTCCATCCATCCATATCACTATTACGCTGCCAAAACTGCACCTTTGTTTCGTAATCGGCAACACCCATTGATGCGAAAGTATCTGCACGAAGCATAAACTGACCAAGAAAACTGAAATGCTTTTCCATCTCCTTAATCAATCCGCTGTCACTAAAGTCATCCGCCAGAAATGACTTCGGGACAACGAGCGCCATAATGCCCATAGGTTTCAGCAAAGCCGCAGCTTTCTGGCAATAGTAAAGCTGAGAAAGAATCTGTGCGCCATCCACCCACCAACGAAGATTGAAAGGTGGATTTCCAACAACATAGTCCGGCTTGATACCAGGCTCATAACTGCGAATATCTCCACAGGTCAAATTTGCTTTTGGATATAGATAATGCGCAACCTTATAAGCTTTCGCATCCAATTCGCAACCATAAGCGTTTGCTTCCATTGGTGCATAATTGAAAAAATTGCCCATTCCACATGTCAGATCTGCAAAAACATCCTGATTGCCCAACGAGAGACAATCCATGATAAATTTGCACACGCTATCCGGTGTGAAAAATTGACCATTTTCAATTTCTTTCTTTGCGCTGGAGTATTCGGAATAACTGCTGTAATCAGAATAGCGCAGACCATGCAATCCGCCATCACCAGTGTAAGCGTTATAGATATCCTCGCAGGTGATACCAGAAGACTCAGCCAAATCGTTATCTACAAGATAAAGAATCTTATTATTTAATTCGCGGCGGCTATCTTGTGGAATCGACTGACCTAAATATTTGTATTTCATGCTACACCTCCAATACACTATAACTACCCACTGATATATTGATTTGCTTACTTCTTTTTAAGGCGAATCACGAACACATCAAAAAATGTATTGCAGCTCTCAATCTCACGATCCACCAAAGGTACAACGGAGCGAAGAACCTCTCCGATAAAACCGCAGGCAACCTCTTTTTCGCCATCATAAATGGACAATCCATTACAGAAACGCGAAATATTGTTATACTTCAAATCTCGCAGGCGGCTACCCTCTGCAACACGAAGAAAACAATCATCCGAACAGCAAAGAGCCTCGTTCTTCTCACATCTTGTAATACACTTTCCCATATATACCTCCTAATCGTCCTGACATAGCGCCATAAACGCCGGTTTGGATTTTTCCTTAATCTCCTTCCATACATCGTCCATTGCAAGTTCATGTGTGAAAACCGGTCTCTGTAAAAGCTGTTCCACATAAATCTGAAACTCCGAAAAGCCACACATCAATACGCCGGTATAAGCCGATACGATAAGCCGTTCTTGTTTCGTCATAATACCCCTCCATTAAAGTTCGTTCCCAAGAAATGTTTCTGCAAACTCACGGGCGAATGCCTCACTGGTAAAGCGAATGTCCACGCGACCGTTTTTGAAACACTTGACACTCTTCAGCTTTTCCAAGCCGAGCTGCATTTCCGTGTTATAGGCTGTCCAATTATACCCAAGCAAGGTATTAAGAGTCCAAGGAATGCTGCTGGTATCGCCACACTCAAAATATGCCAGAGCGCGAATAATATTTTTCATTCCATCGGTAAGCTGAATCTCATGTTCACCGTGGTAATACTCTTCGTGCCAGCTATCAAAGCTGCAAGCATAGTGAGAAAAGGAAATGACCGCCTTTTTCTGCTCATAACACTTATTCCCGTAATACCTGTTCCAAGCGGCATCATGAGCTTTCTGCTTCAACTCGTTCAGCGCCTTTTCCTGGAACGAGAAGCCGCCAAGCTGAATGAAAATCTGATCGAGAATATCTTCGTACTTTAACTCCGTGTTTTCCACCGCACCATAATATTCTTTGTATTCAGCGCTGTTATACGACGAATAGCGATCTGGCTCTTTCGGAAGAAGCACTTCTTCAATTTTGTCCGTTTCCAACGAAACCTTATATGTTCTCTCGAAGTAGGAAACAAGGGCGCTAATAAGAACACGATGCGAATTACGCAAGCTGTTCGTGATATCATGAGCGTGTACACTATCCCCAAGGAAAAACGACTTGTCATACATCTCATCTTTAGGAACAACACGAGAGATAATCGACTGCTGCTCATTCAAAGATTCTTCGACAGATTGCCGCAAAGACTTCAATGCTGCACGACCTTTGACATAAGCCTCGTGATAAGCCATGCAAAATTCACGATCATGATCCGAAATACGAGCGTCCGCCTTTACCTCAATGCTGTTAAACTTATCAAGTAAGCTCATATATAACCTCCATTATCTACTCTCATTTACGACCTGACGATATGCGCGGTACGGATTACAGTTTTCCGCGTACCATTTTGCATACGCCGTTTTACAACCGTCATAAGTCAGCTTGACTACCAGAAAAGCAAAACACAGTACAGCCAATGTTCGTACCTCCTATGCTTTCATTCGAGATTGGAGCGGGCATTGCTGCCAGTCTCAATCTCATACTGATCTGCAACCCGCTCGCCGCCTGGAAAACGATAGACTGGAAATTCACAATAGTCCAAGCTAACCAGAACGCCGATATATCCATCGTATGTTTTAACATACTGCGGGAACTTCTGCGGAATCAGCTCATAATCAGATACCTGTTCTGCTGTCAGAGGATTTTCATAGTCAATATACCCATACGCCAGCCGACCGACCGCAGGACAAAACATCCGTCCATCATATGTGTCAAAATTTTCAACAGTAACCACCTTGTTATCAGATGGCTTCGGAAAAGCACCAGGTGTAAGTGGACGCTGCGTACTAAAATATCTCATTTCAGACCTCCATCCTTTTTTGCAAATCGAACCAAATCAACCGTAGGAATCAGATACCCGATGTTTTTCGCATACTTTTTCATGAAGTACACCTTCCCATCTCGCTGCACAATCCGTCCATCGAACCCTTTATAGGTCATCCGCTTTCCATCAAGCTTTTCTGCGATGGCCTTTGCATCGGATTCCAGCTTGTCGTTATTCCACGCAACAGTAAACTGGACTGCAACATCCAGCGCGTCACAATCCATAAAGCGCTTTACCATCAGAGCAAGAACAGCGCTACAAATCTCAACCCGCTTCTTCGGTGTATGGCACTTGTTGAATGTAAGTGTAAAGTAGGTATAGTCTCTATCGTCATCAGAATGGATACGATGCGTCATATAGAGGGAGTTACACCAAAAGAACAAATCCCAATCGGTACTGTCAAAGCTGAGTCTCTTTTCCAGCTCCTTATCATACTGGAAGCAAACATATTCCTTTGCAATAGCGTCCATAACGCCGTGCATAAAAGTATTAGCAGCTTCAACGCTCATATCAGCAACGCTAATCTGAAAACGCAGGCTATAGAGATCCTCTTCGGCATATCCATTTTCAATCAGCCAATCAATATCAGCCGGCAGATAAGAACGATCATGTCTGATAGTCATAAAAAAAACACCCTTTCGTATTTCAAGTAATCTCTTCACTATAACTACCTTGTAAAAACCATATTTGCTCACCAAAACGCAAAAAAAGGACGCTGGATTTTTTCCAGCGTCTTTCGCGTTGTATTTAGTTAATCGTAGATGAAGTTTTCTCGTCCGATATACTCACCAGCTACATAATCCTCATCGGAAACACCGGAATACCAGACTAAATCACCATGCTTTTCTATCTTAGAAATCAGGCGTGTCATGCAATCTTCTTCGTCAAAGCCGCCGACCTCAATCTCTTCATCATCAGCATATCTGCCTATCATTTTCCACGGATATAAGACTTTCATAATATTCTCCTTACTGCCAGAGACTTTCAATCCCAAAGCTGAAACGAATAGCCTCATCTTTCAGGCCGCTCAAAAACACGGTATCTGCCAGTGCATTCATTGCGGAAAAGATTTTTAACTCGCGTCCACGAAGAGAAGAGAGACGTCGCAGCTCCATCGAAACGACCACATTCGGTCTGGACTGAGACGGTTTGTCAATGTCAATACAAACGACCTCCATGCTATGATCGTTCATCCACTGAGCTGCAAGCTTTAGCTTTTCATATCGCTGCATCTTCGACAGATTAGCAACTCTTCCATTGAAAAACTCATTATCCGAAAGAATACGATCAAGCTCTTCGTCATCAAAAAAATCTCTTACATCAACATCAGACTGCTTTGAACGCTCCAGCTTCTCCTGATATTCTTCCTCAGCCTTTTTCTTGGCCTGCTCAATCCGTTCACCAAAAGTCACTCGAATCACCTTGTTTCCGTTCATGTTACCTCCGCATTATATCATCATTTCCGTTTTACTTCAAGAATTGCTTAGGCATCTTCTCCCATAAAAGTCACGCCGATAAGCCTTGCAAAATCATTCCGTAGGGTGCGTACCTCGTCCATGCGCTTGCAAACCTCCACGGCATTCTGCGGACGCACATTCGCATATTTCTCTTTCAAAAACTTGTACTCACTATGTAACGCTGTCGTTACAGTGTCTATCTCTTCTCGTGTAAGCTCCACGGTATAAGCCAGACATTTTGATTTCATCGTAACCCCTCCATTACGCAATTTCTTTTATGGCACGAACAATACGCGCTCGTTGTGTATTTTCAACTTTCGTGTAAACTGCTTCACCGTTTCCAAATACGGCAGAACAATAAACCTCATCAAACCCATATTCTTTCGCAAGCATTTTCAAAATTCGATTGATCTTATTGATCTCGCTGTTATACCGGCGAATTGCTACGCTACGGCATACATCAAAGTAATAATGGCAATCGTCATTATCATACTCATTCGGATCATGCTTTTCCTCCACATAAAACTGAACCCCATAATACTTTCCGCCCATAGTTGAAATAGAATGAAATTCAAGCTTTTCATTTGCGTCATTTAGCCGTGTCTCCATCTCTTCCACGAACTCAAACGCTGCCACCTCATCCAGATATGCTTTTCGCTTTGTGGCTGCGCCGCAAATAGGACACACACCATCTTCTCCATATGTATTGCAAACTGGACAATAATCCACCTCAGAAACGAAATCTCTCACATAGAGAGGGAAATTCCTCATCGTATTAAAGTTTGGCATCGACATATTACCGCCTCCTATTATATCTACCCATTCAAATAGGCTTTTGCCCACCGAAATATAATTTTTTCTGCCGACTGCCCTATTGGGCAGTTTCGTCTTACTTTCCAAAGACTCATCAGGACAGTTTTACCATACAGCTCTCCAACCAGGCTGAGCAATCTGCTCGTCAAGCTCGCGCTCACGCCACTCCGTTTCGGTCAGCTCGCTTTCCTCCGCAAAATCAGAAGAGTCAAGATCATAAACCTCGACACCGACATCAGCATCGGAATACACCGCTTGCACCATCCCGCCATGAACCTTGACAGCGATATTGATATCAAGCTCTTTTTCTTCAATACGCCACGTCTCAACATCAGAACCGTCTCGAATAGAGGCATCCATATCGGAAAACTCGCAGCAATAATCGTCCGTTTGATTTTCAATATCGAAATCCCAACTTTCGACGGTCTTCTCATAAACCGTTTTCATCTTGGCCTGCGCTGCTTCCAGCGTCGAAAAAAGATCGACAGACGAACCCCAAGCGGCATCTGTATCCTGTTCGTGAATCAAAAGGAAAAGTTTCATTTCATAACCTCCAAATGCAGCGGACAATCTTCGTGCCGCTGAGTCAAGTATTTCTTTTTCAACTCATCAGAATAACCCCACTTCCGCTTTTTCAACGGAAGATAGCACCAGTGACAGGCGCAATTTTTGCAGCTATCCGGAATTGCATCTAAACATGTTTTGAACCAGACAACGCGATTTTCTTCCATATTACACCCCTTTACGAAAAGAGCCGCCCGAACGGGCGGCTCTCAATCACTGTTTATCGTGCGCAAACAAGCTCAGTCATGCGGTCGAGCATCTTGTGACCATCCATAATTCTGTTCCAGTTGTTTTCACGGTAGCTGCCAGTCTGACGGCGCGGTGCAGAATGAGAAATCATATCGCTCATGGCATTCACAACGCCCCAGCCAGTGTTAAGGAACTTCATGATATCAGGGCGAAAATAGCAGATCATGAACTCGTCTTTTGCCTTTTTCACGCTGTTCTTCTTGCGCTCGGTATCGTCATCGTCAACAGGGAACATCTCGTCAAGCAGCTTATCAAGCTGTTCGTCGGTGATTGTCGTGTTTGCAAGGCGATCTGCGCAAACAGCAAGCTCATCCATGTAGGCATCTGCAAGCTGGAGACACATACGCGCTTCCTGCATCTTCTCGTCGATATTGCCGACATGCTTTGTTGCCCACTGACGCTTCGCGCTATTCAGTGCAAGATTCAAAGTGTTGTTGCAAACAACACGAATCGGAGTCATGCAGACACGGATAGAACCGCTTCCGTCGTGCGTATTTGAGAAACAAAGGTACGGCTCAACCTTATCCCCAACGACCTCGCGCTCAGGCATCTTTGCCAGCAGCCAAATCTTCTTGCCATTCTGCAAGCTACCAGCGGTTTCATAGCGAACATCCCCGCCGATCAACTCATCGGTAAAGCTGAAAGCGTCTTTATTCTGCACGATCTGATAGCGGTCAGAGACAACACCAAGCACACGACCATCCGTGCTGCGGACATTCGCTTTGTAATTCTCGATCTTTGCGCCGCCGCAGACCTGAATGTTTCTCTGCTTGACCTCCCAATCAAGACCGGCCATTTTCAGCGCGTCAGCACTATTCAACGCATCCTGAACCTCAACGCCCAGGCCGTGCCAAGGCTTCTCACGCACATAAAACATAGTTTCGACATTTGCTGCCATTTTTGAATCCTCCTTAAAGTAGAAAGTAGTTGTGATGATTGTTTTGGGCTTTCTATTATATCTACCCCTAAAACTTCGGCTTTGCTTACCAGCCGTTGAAATTATTTCTTATACGGAAATACGGCTACGACATTGCATTTCAGCTCCAGCGTAACCGTATCTTCCGGAACACCGAGCGCCACACAAAGAGATAGCCATTTATTTTCACTGGTGAAGTCATCTCTCCACAGCATCAAAGATTTTCTGCTTTCGATTACCTCAGACTTCTTTTCAATCAACTTTGCCGCAGCATGATATCCGTCACGATACAGAACATTTACAATATCTTTTTCTGTCATTTATTCACCATCACTATCTTCGCATAGCGCAATAACATCCGAACGAGAAAAACCATTTTCCTCAGCGGCCTGCCAGTCATCATCTGTAAAGTCTAAAACCGAACCGATGCAGCTATGATAGTCCATGATTGCATATGGAAGTCCCTCATCTGTCCACTGCCAATCAAGCTTTCTATCACGCTTCAAATATATTGCTTTTGCCTCTTCGATTTTATTTCTCAGTGTAAAACCGCTCATTTAATCACATCCTCATCTATAATGATTTCGGAGTATATGATCTCAGCAGCAGAGCAAAGCTCAGCGCGTTTCATCAGCTTTTTCATCATATCGGTGGGATTCTGGGCGGAAATTACATATCCACGAGAATAATTGCCCATTTTGACAACGACGGAGTATTTAGAAAGGAAATGCTCTTCCTCAAACTCTTCTCGTGATACACATTCCACCACATCTTTCCCACAGGACGGGCATTCAGTAAAAGTAAAACCCCCGATATGCTCATCATGCAGCTTATCAGGAGTAAAATACGAACCGCAATTTTCACAGGAAATGATATGCCCATTATTGCATTCATCCGGAACACAATCTTCGCAAACAAAATATTCGTTATCCATACCTTCATTGACAACAACACCACAGCAGTTATCATCATCAAAAGAACATCCGCAAATCTTACAAGTTTTCATTGAAAACACCTCCTATTATATCTACCCTCAGAAATTGAGCTTTGCTTACTTACAAAATGAAAATGGGGTATGGTTTTTGATTTCGCAGACACCATTCCAAAACTGCGCCGCTTTTTAGCCGATAATCTTCTTCATTTCAAACACCTCCGATCAATTCATCCAGCGCCTCCGCAGAAATATGTAACGCCTGCGCAAAATCTTTCGCTTGTGCCGCATAGCGATCTTCATAATATCCGCGTTCCATATCCGTCTTTGCATCGTCCTTGCGCTTGCGCAAATCCAGCAAACACGGCTTTACAATACGCTGGAAATAACCATCGGGAGCTACATTGACCTTTTCGATATCATTCATACGCGCACCTCTTATCTCAGATATGATACGGCTCGATTCCACGCTCAACCGTTTCACCTCTGAAACAGTGTCCGCAATACTCCCAGATGCCATTAGGCCATTCGCCGCCAACCTTACGGAAAGTTTCGTAAGTATCTCTCCATCTGCCAGTTTTTTCATCCATCCTGGCAGAATACGGCTCGCCCATCTGGGAGCAGTCTGCCCGCATACAAGCGGGCGGCACACAATCCATTGCAGCGTCTACGATTGCCTGCTCCACATAGTCACCAACTTTTACAGCTTCATATGTGAAATTATCCTGCTTCCAGACAGGCTTACCATTAAACATGTATCACGCCTCCATCGTGCCAGCCGCCGCAGCAACGGCAGCAGCTTCCTCGGCCTGCTTCTTACGCTCGTAGCGACGCAGGCGCTTCTCAAACTCCGCATCGGAATCCATCGGATAGTTACAGCCCTTGCCGATACCCTTACCGACGATCTGCTTGCTGGGCTTGGCAGCGGCGATCTCCGACTTGAAAATCGTGCCGTGCATACCCGCAAACTTACCGAGACCAGACTTGTTGAGATTGACAGACATTTTTGAATCCTCCTTTAATTTTTAGGTTTCCCTATTACAACTACCCTCCAAATGGAGCGGTTGCTTACTGAATTTTTGATTTTTCTTTGATAAACTCATCGAGACGATCTTCTACATGGTACATGCGAACAAACTCACGCATCAGCTCTCCAGTTGCATTCAATCGCTCATTTTTCTCGCGCAAAGAGCGGATTTCTTTCTCCAGCTCTTTATTGACCGTGGTGCGGAGATAAAAGCGCAATGTATTCGGCGGCTCGATAAACGATTCTCTTTGACAAACGTCATCTACAAAAATCTGCTCAAAGAGCTTGATATCTAAAAAGGACTCGTCCACAAGACCGCGCATATAAAATTCGAGCGCATTGTCCAGAGCATCAAACTCTTTTTTCTGATATTTCTCCCACGGCTCGCCATCGTTATAACGACCGCCGATAATATAGGCGTAGTCCTTTTTATCTGTAACAAATTCCGCAGTATATTTCGTTTTGACCTTTTTATCTCCATCAAACGAAGTCATTCAGCATCTTCCTCCAGACCTTTCAACATTTGTAGTTGCTGTTCATGTATAAAACACAGAATTTTATCCATCCATATTCATTGTGCAAAATATACAACAAATCGCATAAAATCATCGTAAAAATGTTCATTTTTGCTTGAGTTTTCGCCGTTTTTGTGCTATTATTAGAGCATGAAAGGAGCGTACAACAAATGAATAACAATACAAAATGCGATCTCGCTATTCGCATCCGCCAGTTAAAAGCAACTTTGCAAATCTCTTTCCGCGACATCCAGTTCATCAGCGCATACCACGACAAGATTCTGCTTCCGTATACCGGCGATCTTCCACAGGTCATCCAGCAATACATCATCAATGACGCACTGGAAACTTGCTACACCGTTAAAGAGATGCAGAAAATGCAAGCGGCTCATTCAAACACTTTTTGGAACATCATTTATGACTGTCATACATATATCGGGCTGAAAACATCGCGCAGCAAACCGATCATTGTTTTTCAGATCAACTACATAACGAAAAGCGGCTATGAATCCGAACAGTTTTTCGTTGCAGAGGCAAGCCAAAAGCAAATCACAAATACACTAAACAGATTTTTCAATCGAAAGAAAACCGGCCTGCGATCTGATATTTGCTCTTGCTTTGAACGACAGCATGTCGATTTCAAGCGGCGCTTTGCCTCCACATTATAACTACCGATAAAAACTTGATTTTGCTTACCAAGCAACAAAAAAAAGCCTGAGAATATCTCAGGCTTTTTTCCATTTCCTTCTCAAACGCTTCTCTTCTTTTTCGCTCGATCTCTTCATAGCAAATCATCCGATCTTTCTTTCCACGATGCAAAATGCGATTTCGTGCCGCTTCATAATCCTTTTCGTTCCAGCAAATTTCCGCCCAATAATCAAAGCCGCCGCCCTCGCAGGCCAGCAGATTCACAATGTCATCCGTTGTAACAATAATCTTGATTTCAAAAGAATGTTCCGCCATCGTGGACACCTCCAACAAGTATTTCTATTATATCTACTCATAGAAACAAGCGTTTGCTTACCACATACGCAAAAAAATAGGCGGAACAGATTTCTCCATTCCGCCAGATTTTCAAAACTTATTCAGATGTTTTCTATCTCATATCGCATAAACAAGTTCCACGCCATCGCGTTCTGCAAAGAACGCCTCCGCAACGGGACAGTCACTACATAAAGCGCGGTTACATTCGCCAGGAAAACGGCAGGCATATCCGCAAATATCAGGCTTTTCCCGTTTCTTGTGCAAGAGAATCCGCTTTCCGGTCAGCTTCTCCGCCACCAGCTTTTTCAGATAGTTTAGCGCGTAGTTATCCGTGTCAAACACCTGAGAATCTACTTTCCAGTCCCACACATTCCCGTTATGCACGGGACGCTCTGTGACCTCGATCTCTTTTCCGTTAGACAGGTGAATGATATAGAAATTTTCTGCGACCTGCTCAGCGTTGAGATATTCTTCGACATACATTTTCATGACCGACATGATTCAGCCCTCCACGATGAATCCGTTATGACAAAAGCCCGTCTGATCTGTGATATAGTCGGAAATTTCCTCAATATCCGTCATTCCATCCGGAATATCAATTTCCGTTGGTAAAGACTCCATATCCTCCGGTTCATCGTCATCCCACTGGATATGCGTTGCTTTTCTGTTCCGTTTCATCCGATGTTTCAACCCCCATTTTATTTTTAGCGTTCCTATTATATCTACCAGTGGAAAAATGGATTTGCATACCTTTACGAAAGATTTTCTTTGTTTTCTTCCGCCCAAAATGCTGTCAGCGCATCCCAGAATGCTTTCTGTTCCTCCGGTGTAGCATCGCAGCCATTTTCAAACGTATATTCTACGGTGTCATCCAGCGACCAGCCGGCTTCCAGCTTTTCCGCCGCGCCTTGCAGCTCAAAATAATTGAATGTAAAGCGCTTACCAAAGTTAAAAAGCTGTGTTGCAATCTCTTCGCCGCGACGCTGTTTGACAAGCAGCAGCGCTATATAATTCTTGTCGTAAAAATCCGCCGCCGCTTCCGTTCCGTCCTGATCTAACTCCGTCGCATATTCCGCCCAGGACTCCACGACATCATCCGCCGCTTTCGGCAAAAGACTCTTGATTCTGTTTTCAAACTCTTTCCGCTGCATGAGTTATCGACCTCCAAGAACCCAAGGATTATTTAAGGCGTTCATGTGCGCGTTCATCATCTCCAAGATCTTCGGCTCATCCATGACAGCGGATAGCTTGACAAGATCCGCATAGCTCTTTTTCGGCTGAACCGCGCCCAGAACCTCGTGATAGCCCATGCCCTCCGATTTCATCATGTCGCTGTTTTCGCAGCGCGTCCAGATTGCCAGAGAGATGCAAGCCTCATTCCCGATATACTTGTAGCCCTCCCGTGCGTCGCGGTAATGAATCTCAGCGGTCAGAATCCGACCATCCGCCAGCTCGATAGACTTCTTGATCTGCTTCTCGCCCCAAACGACATAGCGCTGAATATCGAAACGAAAACCGTTTTGAAGTTTCGCGTTCCACTTGTTGACCTGCTCACGAGTTACGCTCGGCATATTGCTACCTCCATTTATTTACAATGTGATTTCTACGCGCCTGCTCTTGCCGTCCAGCACTTTCTGGAGCTTGCAGGCCATCGCATTAAACTGTTCCTCCCGCAGACGATACAGTGAACCGTCCAAAGATTTATTGCTATTATCCGCGCCGTCCGCCATGCGAGCGGCTTCATGATACGCTCGCGCTTTTTCTTGAAGCGCCCCGATCATCCATTTGATTTCCGTTTGTGTAAAGCTTTGCATGTTTCATCCTCCTGTTATATCTACCCGCCAGATTTTCCGCTTGCTTACCAGTAGATGCAGATATTTTTTGTGAAGATGAGATACAAGCCCATCGGCAGCACCATAAGAGCGCCCGTTCCGTCACGATCTTCTATCGTCGTTCCGTGTGCGCAAACAATCAGCATCACCACGGACAGCACCACCAGCAAAAGCCCCATCAAACGCTGCTGCAGCATCACCTGTGAGCGCGTCTTTGATCTTCTCCGTCTCCGCTCATACATTTTCGCTTCCTCCGTTCCCGTTATCCGTTCCGTTTTCAATCCACCATTCAGGCGCAATAAGCAAGCATTCCGCCGTATCCATCAAGCCCCAGCCGTCCAAAGTCAGACCGCAAAAGCTCCGCTTGATCTCTACCCATTCGCCCGTCTCCGTGTGAATGTAAAGCTTTTCCGCCAGTCCAACGGACACCACGCGGCGCGTTACCGTTCCATCCGTTACCATTACAGGCCGCTTATCTGAAAAGGCTTTTTCAATCATCTGAAAAGTTTTGTTTGCATCCATCCGCTACACCCTCCAAGCGTTCCCGCCATTTGCTTACCATCGTTCAAGATTTTTTCAGAGCAGCCGCCCCAGCTCCTACCGGAGCGGCGCTTGCACTGTTTAACTACTTCCTTACGCCACAGCTTCCGCAGGTGTAAGACCGATGTTCCGCAGAGCTTCGCGCATCTTGTCAATGCGCTTATGAACGGCGGCGCGGTTGATTCCGACAACTTCCGCGATCTCGCGTTCCGTGTAATTGTCGCGCTTGCATTCAATAATCATGCGGTCGATCTCGTCACGGCTGTTTACAAACTGTTCCAGCGCTACGCGCAGCGTTGCGGTGCTTGCCGTCTCATCCTTGCCGGTGCTTGCCATCGTGTCCAGATAGTCGCGGCTCTCGCCGTTCTTGTCGGTGATCTCGTGAACGCGGGCGCGTCCGTGTTTGATATCGTCACGATAAACGGCGCGGATTGCATCCTTTGCGCTGCGATACACCAGAGCCACCAGAGAAATATTGACCTTACCAGACGCGGCGCGTTTTGCGTTCAGCTTGTCCAGATAGTCAGCATCCAGCCGTTCCGCCAGCTTTACCCAAGCTTCATTTACAAGCCCGTCAATTCCATGATGATTCAAGAACCACGCGACAGTCTCGTTAAACTCTGCATAGTGATCTTCCGTGCTGTATCCGATCTCGTTCTTTGCCGCCTTCTTGATGTTAGCCGTCAGCATGTTGATCTGCGCTTTGGTATCCATCGCCGCCCACTGGTGCAGAATGTTTTCCGGTGTGTTCTTTGCGTCTTCCCATGCCATAGCCAGACAGAGGGAGAACACAGGGCGCAGGCCATCGCCTTTGTCGGTTTCGTGATAGATAGCCCAGGCGCGAGACATGATCGACTTGACATTGTACTTTTTCATTTCGTTTACCTCATTTCATTGACCAGCGCCGCAGCGCGTTGTATTTCGGTTTCCCACGACGGCCAGCCGTGGCCGTTTCGGTTAGTCACCATCTAACCATCATCAGGCGGGATTTTAAGAAAAGTAAATGTTGTAATCGTTGCGCGTGATATTCGGATTCCCTTCATAAACGGA